TTGTTGGGGATCATTGTAGGGGAACAATAAAAGTTGTAGGGGAACAACGCTAAAAAAAATGATTTTACTTGTATTTTACTTGTAATTGTGTTGTGAAAAACACTTGTATCCCTAGGGATACAAGAGACGATATAAGTAAAATACAAGAGACGATGTAAGTAAAAAAACGAGTTAAAAAAAAGAATTTATAATTTAAAAAATATTTTCTAATTGTAGTATACAAGAGTATGGAAGAAACCTATTGTAAAATGTGTCTAGAGAGTTTTAAATATAAATCTGGATTACATAAACATTTGAATCCACGGAAGAATTATTGTATTGAACGAGAGCAAAAAATAAAAGAGCTGTTAGTAGCCCAAAAAACCTATTATGAAGAAATAATAAAAAATCCTTCTACTAATAATGAAAGAAAAAAATTTAATATTCCAGACGTATTTAAAGTTCTTGAAAATTCTGATGTTAGCGTAGAGAAATTAATGAAAGTGTCCGAGTCTGGTACAAAAAGAAATGTAAAATTAATAGAAAAAATATTATTTACTTCCAGGCCAAAAGAAGAATGGGGAATTAAATTAATTGATTATTCCAGACAAAAATATCAAATTTTTACCGGTAACCCAGGTACTTGGATTAATGTTACTATTGATGATATAACTGAAAACTTTATGATCCAAATGTCCTTCCTTTTTGATCGGGTAATTTTACAAAAAAATAAAGAATTAGACGAAGTCAATAAAAAATACCCATATTTTGTAAGTGACATCTTTGCCCAAAAAAATATAATTGACTCTGATATTATAAACGAAAAATATACATTTTCTTCCAATTACCGACTAAGTTTATTAAGTGGTATGGATGAATATGATCTTTTCGATACAATGAAAAATCGCTTAAAAAATCTATTCAATAAATATCTTTAAATTTAAATTTAAATTGAGTTTTTTTTTAACTTACTTAAACATACTACTTTCATTACAAACTAATAACAGATGTCGATTACAGAAAAAGATTACTTACATGTATTTGACGCTTATTTTCGTGACCCTAAGCAATTGGTGAGGCATCAAATAGATTCAGCGAATTATTTTTATGAAAATGATATCCCTGAAATTATTGAGCAATACAATCCAATTAAGTTTTTAATTAACAATAAATCACGTGAAGAAGGTGCTGAAGAAGGTGTTGTTGACGATCTTGATATTAATAAAAATATCCATTATTTCAAAAACACTATTTTTATTCGAAATGTTAGGATTAAAAAACCCTATCACGAGGAGACAAATGGTGTCCAAATCAAACTATTTCCAAATGAATGTCGTATTCGTAATTTAACATATACTTCCAAAATTTATGCCGATGTAGAACATAAAATTGAGCCCCTAGATATCAATGGGAAAGTTATTAGTTCACTCGTCAAAGAATACAAGGAGAATAATATGAAAATTGCGAGTGTACCAACTTTGCTAGGAAGCAAGGCCGACAATTTAGAAACAGCTAGTGATTACGAATTGCGTAACATTGCGAAGGAAGATCCATATGATTTAGGCGGATATTTTATTGTAAATGGCAGTGAAAAAGTACTAATATCTCAAGAACGGAGAAATGACAATCACGTTTACTTATTTAAAAATAAATCAAAAGCAAAATATTCATATGTATGTGAAATTCAATCACGTGCATCTGATCGCAGTTTTGCCCATTCGGCGACCGCGAAAGTAAAGTATCAAAAGAATGGACGGATTTATATGTCGTTATCACCTGGATTTGCATCTAATATCGATATCCCTATCTTTGTCATTTTTCGATCACTAGGTATTATCTCAGATCAATCGATTTGCGAATATATTGTTTGGGATATGACTAATCAAACATTGCTTGACTTACTAAAGCCAAGTATGTTGGAAGAACTACTTGATCCGATTACAAAGAAACCACTCAAAATTCAAACTCAGGAAGCTGCGTTAGAATATATTGCGAACAAAATTATTCAAAATAAGAAGAGTATTGGTAAGGGTATTGATACTAAAGAACAGAAGATTCAATATGTAATTAATATTTACAATCGTTACTTATTCTCGCACGTTGGCAACAATATTGTGAAAAAACAGTTCTTCTTAGGACTCATGTGTCACAAACTATTGCAAGGACGGCTTGGATTACTACCAATGGATGACCGTGATAACCTCGGCAACAAACGAGTGGATACAGCCGGAGTTTTGCTTGGTTACTTATTCGACGAACTTTATCGTGCCATGCGTGAAAACATTAAACAAAATATTTATAAGGAATTCCGGACAAAGAATTTTGCGCAACAAGATTATTCACATATGATTCTGCGTAGTATTCGTCCGGCCACTATTGAAAACAAAATTAAGACAGCAATGTCTACTGGAAATTGGGGAGGAAACAAAAAGAAAATAGCCCCGCAAAAGCAAGGTCAATCAGGCCTTTAAATACTCGAACTGTTCGGGGACGTCTTAAAGTTTACATTACCAAACACTAGTAGAAATACTAGTGTGGCTTTGGGGAAAACTCAAAGGTATGGTTATAACATGTAAAATTAGACAATCCGCAGCCAAGCTTCTTAGTAGTGAACAAGGACCGGTTTTACCGGGACGAGGGAACGATCAGAAGAAGGTTCAACGACTAAGTGGGTATTAGCAATCTCTCAACAGATTGCTTAAGATATAGTCTATCCCCTGTCGAAAGGCAGCTACTAGAAGTAAGGCAAATCAGCTGAGGACTAGTAGAACTAATGATACCGATAGTAAATGATCGGTGAAGGTTGGTATAAGAGGTGGCACAAATGATGCAACGTAAAAGTTACATGGACTATTTAGCTGGAGTTCGTAAGGTGGTTACACCTACAGGCGCACAGCAGACAAAAAAAATCGATATGCATAAGCTTCATAATACACATTATGGATATTTGTGTAGTGCCGAGACACCCGAAGGACATTTAGTAGGTTTAGTGAAACATTTTGCCCTCATGTGTCGAATTACCAATACAGTCAAACCGGGAGAAATCATGGAAGTCTTGCGAAAGGAAGATATTATTTCTATCGAGGACATGACGCCAACTATTTTGACTAAATATACGAAAGTTATGTTGAATGGTGATTGGTTTGGATGTACAACGAAGGCCAGTGAGCTTCATCGCAAACTGATTGATTTCCGGCGGCGAACAATTTTGCATCCAGAGATTAGTATCGTGCGTGATTTCAAGAACAATGAAATTCGTATTTTCAGTGATGCCGGCCGAACGATTCGCCCTGTTTACATTGTTGACTCAGGTAACAAATTACGAATTAATTCTGAAGCTGTTACTAAATTGATATCTGGTGAGTGGGGATGGATTGATTTAATCAGACGTGGAATGGTCGAATATCTCGATGTCCAAGAGTCAGAGCACAATAGTTTTATTGCGAATTATCCGAAGGATCTTGCGAAGGATCCATTGATGTTTCCATATACACATTGTGAGATTCATCCAGTTGCCATGCTTGGTGCCACAGCGAGTTTGATTCCGTTTGCTAACCACAATCAGAGTCCGAGAAATTTGTTCCAGTGTGCTCAAGGTAAGCAAGCGATGTGTGTATATTCGACAAATTTCAATGAGCGCATGGATACAATGGGGCACGTAGTATGGTATTCACAGGTACCTTTAGTGTCGACATGTACGGCTAAGTATACACATTACAATGATGTTCCTTCGGGGCAAAATGTAATTGTAGCGATTATGACATATTCTGGATACAATCAGGAGGATTCATTGGTATTTAATCAGAGTTCACTTGACCGAGGAATGTTTCGTAGTTGGATGTTTAAGATGTACAAGGAGGAAACTAAGGGTGAGGACAAATTTATGAAGCCTGATCCCATTCGAACTAAAAAATACAAAAAACGGTTTAATTATGAGAAGTTGGATGACAATGGGTTTGTTCCTCCTGACACTGAAGTATTTCAGAATGATATTATTCTTGGAAAAGTCAAGAAATTGGATAAGGTTGATCGAACGAAGGAAATGATGTATCAGGATGATTCCATGAGACTTCGAACGAGCAATGCAATTATTGATAAAAATATTATTGATGAGAATTCCGATGGATATAAATTTGCCAAAGTCCGAACACGTCAAATCATGACACCACAAGTGGGTGACAAATTTGCATGCTCGGATTCTGAAACAGAAGTATTGACTGATTCAGGATGGAAATATTTTTATGATCTCAATAAAGAAGATAAGATTGCAACCTTACGTGATGATCAATTTATTGAATATAATAATCCTATTGAGATTTTCAAATATAAACATGTTGGTAAAATGTATTTGATTCAATCACAACAAATCGATCAATGTGTGACTCTTAATCACAAAATGTATGTTAAACAACGTCTATCTGATACTTATGAATTAATTACAGCTGATGAAATTTTTGGAGAACGTGTACAATATAAAAAAGATGGAGTTAATGATTTTAAAGACAGAACAAAATTTGTGTTACCAGCATGTGAAAATTTTGAGTCAATAAATATTGATCTAGATTCATGGTTGACATTCTTTGGAATATTTATTGCAGAAGGATGGTCTCGTGAATATAAAAGAAAAAATGACCAAATCGATTATAGCGTTGAAATCTCCGTAAACAAACAACGTGTCCAAAATGAATTAAATAGAGTATGTCAAAATCTGAAATGGAAATATACTGTTACATCCGACAATGTTAAATGGAGATTTAATAACAAACAACTTACAAAATGTCTCCAAAAATATAGTCCCGGAGCAACAAAAAAATATTTGCCAAAATGGTGTTTTAAGTTAAGCCAAAGACAATCAAGAATATTGTTAGCTGGATTATTGTGTGGAGACGGTTATACAACTAATAGTAAAACCGAAATATATTATACATCGTCAACACAACTTGCAAATGATGTTCAAGTATTAGCATTTCATGCTGGTTGGTCTGGAAATATTAAGGAAAGATATCCAGCTGGTACACCATATAAAATTGGAAATCACAGTGGTGTAACTACAGCTCAATCTTTTGCGGTTCATATTGTTAAATCAAAAAATACACCGACTGTTAATCATTCACATGTTGGCAAACAAAAAATTCAAAAAGAAGAGATTATTGATTATGATGGGTATGTATATTGCTGCGAAGTTCCCAATCATATTATGTACATTAGAAGAAACGGCAAACCTGTATGGTCAGGTAATTCCAGACATGGTCAACTGGCCAGTAATACTCGAATTGCGGGAACGTCTTAAAGTTTACATTACCAAACACTAGTAGAAATACTAGTGTGGCTTTGGGGAAAACTCAAAGGTATGGTTATAACATGTAAAATTAGATAATCCGCAGCCAAGGCACACTAAATTAGTGTGTAAGGTTCAACGACTAAGTGGGTGTTAGCAATTCAGTCAATGAAATTGCTTAAGATATAGTCTAGACCCTATCGAAAGATAGCCAACAGCTTAAGAACTGTTGGAACTAATGAAATTAGGAGGAAATGCCTAATGGAAGTTGGTAAGCGAGCTTGCTCGCGTATCGCAAAAAGGTACAATTGGAATTACCTATCATCAAGAAGATATGCCTCACACATCTGATGGCATCGTCCCAGATATTATTGTGAACCCTCACGCCATCCCATCGAGGATGACAATTGCACAATTATTTGAATGTATTATGGGAAAGGCAGGAGCAGTAAAAGGTGTATTTAGCGACGGAACACCATTCACTGACTTAACTGTCGATGAAATTGCCGATGAGTTAGAAAAACTTGGGCTTAATAAATATGGATATGAAACTATGTATAATGGTAAAACAGGTCAGCGAATTGATACGCAAATATTTATTGGACCAACATTTTATCAGCGTCTCAAACATTTAGTTGAGACCAAATACCATTCAAGAAGTTATGGACCCGTGCAAATGCTCACGAGGCAACCAGTTGAAGGCCGCGCTTCTCAAGGTGGCCACAGATTCGGTAACCATTTTGCCGAAAAGTGGTGTGTAAAATCACTGCTAGTCTGCGGTATGGCAGGCAATACAACCAAATTCAGGGAAACCCCTACAATTATACTACAAATTTGAAAATAAAAAGATTAATAATATCGAAGAGATTATAATCACTCCGAGTATGGACGAAAACATAAACAAAACAGAGAAACGACATTGGAAAAGAATTCCAGGATTCGAAGGATATTATGCTTCTAATATAGGTGAAATTTATAGCAAAAAAAGTAAAAAAATTCTGAAGCCATATAAACGAGTTGGTTATTTATATTGTGATCTTGTGAATACTGATAGAATTAGAAAATCAAAGAGTGTTCATAATCTAGTAGCATGTGCTTGGATACCGCGTCAACAAAATAAAAAGTATGTTAATCATAAAAATCTTAATAAGTCTGACAATCGAGTTGATAATTTAGAATGGTGTACACAACAAGAAAATTGCCAGCATTCAATGCAAAATGGCAATGACATCACGCATTTAAAATCGATTCGTATGTATGAGACTATTACTGAAACAGTAGTTGAACAGCGACAAGCCAAAAAAAGTAAAAATGATAAAAAAGCATATACTAGAAGCTACACAATAACCAATGTTACAAAAGGGAAATTGCTAAAAGAATTTAAATCAGTAAATGATGGATTAGATTATGTAAACAATCTATTAAAAACTAAAGGTGAACCACCAATTCAACGACACACAATAAGTAAAGTTCTCACTGGTAAAAATAAAACTGGTGCAGGGTATATTTGGGAATATGTTGAGGATCCAAGAGTAATAATACCAGAAAACTGTGTTATTATCAAAGATTACCCCAAATATAAATGTGATCGAAATGGTTCAATCTATAGAATCGATAGAAATACCATGTTAAAACCAATCAAAAATGAAGATAACAGGTATTATGTTACATTATCAAAAACATCTAACGGTGGAAAAAACAGATATGTTCACAAAATTATAGCAGAAGCATTTATTCCTAATCCTGAAAAGAAAAAAAACGTCACACACATCAATGGAGATAAATCAAATAATAAAGTTGAAAACCTACAATGGGTTTAAAGTAGTATAATAAAATAGCTCTTACTACTAAACCTGAGTAATGATACTTAGGTGGCTACGGGGAAAACTCGTAGGTATAGTTATAATGTAAGAGATTGGGCAATCCTGAGCCAAGGCACTTCTTAGTGAAGTGTAAGGTGCATCGACTAGACGGTTGTGGGCGAAAGCTTAAGGTATAGTCAGACACATAGGAAACTATGGCATGTTGAAGAAGTAGATATCCCATACTAATGATATCTACTTCGAACTCATGCATTAATTACATTCCAATAGTGGAACGTGATTATATGATCAATCGGAAATGGAGCGTGATTGTATGTTATCACATGGAACAGCATTATTTCAGAAAGAGCGATACATGGAATGCTCTGATAGTTATATATGTTACGCATGTGATTTATGTGGGTTAATTGCGATAGGCAACCCCGATCAGAATATGTTTAAATGTCGAAGTTGCAAGAATACAACTGAAATCTCCGAAATCGAGATTCCCTTCGCAAATAAACTGTTCTTATATGAATGTATGACGATGGGTATTGCACCCCGAATGATTGTAGAAAAATACAAATTGTAAATTAAATTAAACGCCAATGGCACTAATTATCAATCTCATAATATCATTATGGAGATTGAATTTTTTTGCTAGTTTTTTTAATGTGAAGTACATATCTAACTGATTTTTGTAATCCTGGTAGGTGTCACAGTTTTCTTTAATCATGTAGAAGTACATATAATATTCAGGTTGATTATTACTCCTACCGACCAGTTTTTTTCAGTTATGACGGGCAATTTCTTCACTTCAATTCGCACAAAATAATCCCCTTTCTCGAAACGTAAATTGACATATCGACCATTGGTACCATGTCAAATCTCCATAGTACAAAACAGTCTCCCGTTCGACATTCTTTGGTAGAAGTTCACGTTTTACATTCATAGATAATACCAGGTATTTTAAAAATAACTTTCAAACTTTTTATTTAGCAATCACCCATACCTAATACACACGGCCCTTGAACAGGTTTAACACTTCCGGATGGAGCAACTGTGTTACATTTACCGGAAGCTTTAAACCCATAAGGCATCCATATTGGCTCTGTCCAATTAACATTTGTTGTATCTCCGACTCCACCATTAAAATCAAGAGCAACATATTGTTGACCATTTTGACCAAAAACAAATACCTTTTTCCCAGCCGGAACTCTGATATATTCTTTTGGATCAGGAAGAGGGCAATCCGGGCATTTTGAAGACTGGCATTCTGGACAAGATGGTTTTGATTTAGAAGCCATGGCGCTGACAATAATAAGAAGAACTAGAATTACACCACCCATAGCAGCTAATAATACAGTTGTAGACATAATAATTATATAATAACGAAATAAAAAAATAAAAATCACTCTCCCCACTTTCCATCAGGGGTGATTTCGACTGGACTACTGATATTTGATATTTCGTTGTCCCACTGACCAGTAACTGCTCGCCCTATTGTACTGTGTACGTGTCGCTATTTCGACGTAAAGCCCTAGAATCAAAAAACTATAAGGAATATACCAATTATTTATTTTTAATTTTCCAAATTGTAAATTAAAAAGTTTCAGTAATATACAAAATTCCATTTGGACTTTTGTAAGTATCATATATTGTTTCCATCAATGCTCTAACATAGAGCTCAATTTTATTATATTTTGTGAGGTATACTTTGCTTCGAGTAATAGTTACTCGTGAGTATTTTCTCACCTTAGTAAGGAAACGGCCCAAACTCATTTCTCTTGGTGCAAGTAATTGTTTTGTTCCCTGACTGGTTTTCAGAGCGACTCGAACATGATCTTCAAAAGATACGGTTGGCTTCTTCTTCCCTACGCGTCTGCTCATTTTTTGTAAAAAATCATTAAACAAATTTTCTATAAATTAAAAAATCATTTTTAACTTATTTTTTTTTCTCCTCAGGTATCTGCACCGGGTCCAATTTGGTGGCATTGTCCAGAAACATGCTTTTAATGTTTTCTGGAATATCCAAAAATATTATCGAATTTCTAGATTTTCTGATAATCATCCATCTCAACAAATTCGGTGGTATACCACCATGCAACATTCCTTTGATTTGTTTGGGATGCATGATGCTAATGTAGGCATCCACCAACGCAAGCACGGTTGGGCAGTCGCCTTCAGTCACTGCACAACATATTGCACCACCATAATCAGCCAAGTCGCTCTTACTGTCGCGGGACAGGCCAGCCAACAGCTTTTTCACAAGAGCAAAATCCCCAGCATTGACAGCAGCAATTAGGGCTTCAGTAGTGGGATCACTGTACTCCATTCTGCGTTGGTGGATGCGCTAGCACAAAAAAAAGCTTTATTTTTGAATAGCTGTTTTTTTTTCAATTTAAATACAAACGAACTAAACTCGTTGGCACAGCTGGACATATGTACAATGTGGGCGCAAAAGGATTACTTCATAATGGCAAACATCTCGCACCCATTTATACTCAGTACATAGTATCGGAAATTGATCGATTTTTTTTGTACATCCAACACATGTATCTAACGGATCTGTGTTTATTAGTATATTCGATTCGATTTTCCATTCTTGAATACCAAGGGGAGTCAAAATAGTTTTGTCCATATCGCGATAAATTGAGCTGCAGTAAATAATATAGGGAATATCAATTGGCTCACGATAGTATTTACTGATGCTGATTCTAGTAATACTGATTAGCGCTGGTGTTAATATCAATGTCTTCACATGGCTGTTGCCAACAGTAAACGTGATTTTCCAACCAAATGAATCAGTACAAGCCAACACCTTGCCTTCCAATTGATTCGGGTCAGTGATCAGCTTTCGACTATTGATTTTGAAATTGACAAACCGCTCCTGCAAAAAGCTATAGAAGGGGGTCCAATAGACCAGATTGAAGAGTATCATGCGAATGTCTTTGGGTACATGGTAATTCCGACAAATTCGAAAGAACGTAAGAACCGAAGACATTTTTGGTGTCACATTTTTCAAATAATATGAATTTTAATAGATTTAAAAATCAATTTTCAATTAAATAAAAAATTTATTGCCCACCACGTAATCGCTATTTAATACAATATTAAACAATTTAGACAATTCAGAAGCAGTTGTGATGTGTTTTAGAAAACTAACAATTAAGAAAAGTAAAGTAGGGTTTTCTAAATAGAATTTATAATTATTTAATAATGTATTTTGTAAACATTGAATTAAAAACATATGATATGTTGTTTGAGATTCTGCGGCACGTATTTCGAGTCGCACATCGACATAATGTAATTTGACATATGGAAAATATTTACATCTTTTTTTATCTAATTGTAAACATTTATGAAACACATTATCTATCTTTCTTAATGTCGTCGTATATTTTTCTCTTTGCTTTTTACTAGATTTTCCTTTATCATCAAAATCTGTTTCAAAATAAAAATTACTTCCATATCCGCCACTTCCCCTCAGGAGTAATCTCGACAGGAGTGCCATTCTCTGGCAACTCGTCTCCTTTTGAGTCCCACTCGTGCATCATCAGACACATGCTGGTCGTCTCATCCCATTGACCAGTAACCGCGCGACCCATTGTTGTGACAATGACACTCCACCCATTGGTGTCACACACACAAAGATGCCGTTTGGACCGGATGACATCCTTCAGCCAACTCTCAAACGCCTTCTTTCGTCTTGTCGCCTCACATTGCACCTTCTGCCCTGTCATTATGGCATAGGCGTACCCATGCCACACACCACCTGATCCATCCTTGTACCAAAGGTACTCAGTTTGTGTAGCCATTGCAAATTGATTTCTTCTGCCGTAACACTTGAAATCTAAAAAAATAAATAGTCTGTCCAGTTGTTTGTTTTTCATTTTCCAAATTAAAAATACTTAAACAAAACTGAAGTAGACAAGAGTAGTTAATATGCAGATCTTCGTGAAGACATTGACCGGAAAGACCATTACCCTTGAGGTAGAGGGCAGCGACACCATTGAGAATGTGAAGGCCAAGATCCAGGATAAGGAGGGAATTCCTCCTGATCAGCAGCGTTTGATCTTCGCGGGCAAGCAGTTGGAAGACGGTCGTACACTGGCTGATTACGCAATTCAGAAAGAATCTACACTTCATTTGGTCTTGCGCCTACGCGGTGGACAGTAAGTGTTGGAAACAGCTATTTTTTTATTTTTTCATTTGAAACTAAGTGTAATTTGATTTCTTTCTGATAATAGTCGTTACTTAAATATAAAGTAACCATTTATTTTTAATGACTCATAAAAAAGAACACAGAACTAAAAATGGTATTACATATAAAAAATGTTATTTATGCAAAAAATATCAACAATTAAAAATATTCAACAAAGGTGGATGCTGGGATGGTCTAGCTAATCGATGTAAAAAATGTGAAAAAATAGTAAAACGTAAAGGAAAAGGGATACCGGATGATCTTAGAAAATGTATAATGTGCAATGTAACAAAACAATCGATATCTTTTAATCTTAATAAAACATCATGTCTTGAAAAAGTATGTACTAAATGTAAGAAAAACAAAGTCAAAAAAATGTGTACAAATTGTAATATTGTTAAGAATGTATCAGAATTCTCTTTTCAAAACACATCAAAAGCTAGATTACATGCATATTGTACAAAATGTCACTATGAATTAAAAAAAGGAAAATATACAGAATATAACAAAAAATATCACGAAGAATATAGAAAAAAGAACAAAGAACAATTAAAAAAACATTTTGCAGTGTATTTTCAAAAAAACAAAGAAAAAATTAATAGAAAATCCAGAGAGAAACGCAAAAACAATGAGCAATATAGAATCGCAAATAATCTACGTAGTAGAGTGTCCAAAGTTCTCAATAAAGTAATTGGACGTGAAAAATCATTAGAACTTCTAGGTTGTTCCCTTGACGATTTCAAAAAACACATTGAATCTCAATGGTTAGATTGGATGAACTGGGATAATCACGGCCCAGGATGGCATCTCGATCATATTATACCTATAGCTGCCTTCGATTTAACTAAAGCCGAAGAAAGACGTAAATGTTTTCATTATAAAAACATACAACCGTTGCCAGCAAAACTAAACCTCTTAAAAAACAAAAGCCATCCAACTGTTTTTTATGGTGGAGAAAATAGAAACACTAAAGAAAATATTCAGAAAATGTATGATGAAATATCAGACTTGTCTTCTTGATTTTTTTACTAAACTTTAATTAGAATGAGTTCGAGCGAACATTTAAATTTAGCTGTATCTACATTAGCAGGAATATTTGGATTCTTTGTAGCTTCAAAATATTCAGAAAAAAAACACGAAGACACGGTTCAGCACGGTGGAGGTACACCGATTGACTTAATAAGTGGACACAGCGTTGTTTATGTGGGAAAATATAATGGGGTCAAGTATATATTATTTGGAGATATTCATAGTGACCCAGTCAAAAATACGTGCAACGTTGAGTCAGGTTGTTCCGGTTATTTTGACAATCCGTTAACTCTCAGTAAAGATTATTCAGAATGGACTTTTACGGCTGACAGAGTACCAACTATTGTACCAGATTCAAAATGTTATGAAGTATCGTATTTATTAACAAAGATTTTTGAAATAGCTTATGTAAATAAAAAAAATATTGATTTTATTTTGTTGCATTATTGTATAATTATTATGTCTACAACTGTATTAGCTTTATTTGGTGGTGTAATTCTAGTTCTTCTTATTATTGTCATTGCCATGGCTTCTAAACCAAAACCATCTTGTCCTCCTCCTAATTCCAAAGAATATATCAAAGTTCCGGCTGGGAAAAAAGTAACTGTTCTTGAAGGTCAAAATGGTCAACAATATGTTGCTCTTGATTTTAAGGGTGGAGTCGGAGATACAACAAGTGTTAATTGGACAGATCCTGTGTGGATGCCTTATGGGTTTACAGCTTCCAGTAAATGTAACACTACTGCTGGACCACAATCTGTGCTTCCTAATAAAGGAGTTTGTATATTAGGTGTGGGTGATTGCTAATGAAAGTGATTTTTTAAATACTTGGTATTACCATTAATCTAAAGTGTGAAATTTCTAACCCATTTTGGAAAGAATGTCGACAGGGAAGTGGTATTGTACTATGAAAACACAGTACTGCACCAGTGGAAGGTATATCAATCCATCAGTTTACGATGCAGCTGACTTAGACACACGCTTAGAGAAAGGTGATTATTTTGTGCGCATTGAATTGAAGGAACTACCTATTATCACTGAAAAAAACTGGGCCGGCCAAGGTAAATTTCCGGGATTACCTGAGCCTGGTGTAGCTGTGTATGCGTACACTAGCAGAAATGGTCGATCAGTTAGGTGGATTCGTCACGATTAAATCGATATTTAATTTTTTTAATTTCTACTTGATACTCAAGATACCACATGTCGCAGGGGTTGTTTACAGTTAACTTTGATAATGTTAAAAAAATGTGTATGGTTGACTACAGTAATAAATACGAGGCATGGTCGGTAGAATTTGAATATGGTAAAATGAAAGCAGGATTTATAATAATTACAGCTATATATCTTGACAAAATCTTCAAATCGAGTGCCCGAGTTAAAAAAAAATATAATATAAGTTTTTTTCGCGAATTAGTACTCAAATCAATTAACCAGTATAGTTTTGTGGAAGCATTGACAGTATATCATATGTTGACTAATAAGGATTTAACAGATAAATATTGTAGCACATGGTTTCAGAAAATGTATCCAAATGGAATAGAAGAAATAATAAGAAAAGCTATTCTTTATGATTTAGGTACTAAAAAAATTTGTACTTATGCTTTTAAAAATTGATAGGCAACGGGGAATTCCGTGACATCTCTCACGTTGACAGTACCAGTGAGCCAACATAGTAATCTTTCGAAGCCCATACCAAATCCGGCATGAGGAACATTACCAAATCTGCGTAGATCAAGATACCATTCATATTCACCATTCGGCCCAAGTTTATCCATTTCTGGCTTTAAAAGTTCTAATCTAGTTTCTCTTTGACTCCCTCCAAATACTTCACCGATGCCTGGTGCAAGGATATCCATACAGGCTACTGTTTTTCCATCTGGATTTTGGTACATATATTTTGCTTTGATTTCACGTGGATAATTAATAACAATCGTCACAGAGTTAAAAATAGTTTCGCATAAATATTTTTCATGTTCTGATCCAAGATCTTTTCCCCAAACTACGGGTTCCTCAAAAACATGAAGTGAATCTTGTAATAGCTGAACAGCTGTTGTATAATCGATAATTTTTGGCTTGGCTTCAATATTGTTTAATTTTTTGAGTAAACCAGGTGATTGCATATCGAGTAACTTTAATGCATCGGCACCCCTGTTCATTACATATTTAGTAACAAATTGGATGAAGCGAATAGACATGTCGACTAATCCATCCAAATCCATAAAAGCGGCTTCAGGTTCAATATGGGTAAATTGGGCAAGATGTCTATTTGTTAATGATTTTTCAGCACGAAAACTAGGCCCAAATGTATAGATTCTTCCAAGACCCGTTGCGCATGCTTCACCATGTAATTGGGCGCTTACAGTTAAGTAGGCTTTTGTTGGTTCAGTTGGTGTACCTCCGAAGAAATCAGGGACACCTGGGGCAACCACTTCGAATACTTCACCGGCGCCTTCACAATCATTTTTTGTGATCATTGGTGCAGGGATATATAAATATCCAGCATTATCAAAAAAGGTGTGAATGCCAATTGTTGCCAAATGCCTAATTTGTGCAATGGCACGTTGCCGCTGAGTGCGATCTCTCAGATGTAAAAATTGTCGCAAACTGGCGTCATCTTGAAATTGTGGTTTAATAGGGAAATCAATTGGATTGACACCTCCAATAAGTTTGACTTGAGAAGATACTGATTGCATTTCTTTGTCTTGCTTGGCCCCGATGCTTGCAACAATTTTACCGGTTGCCTGCACTACAGAATACCTAGTGATACCTAGCGCATCAAGATCGTCTTTCGTTCCCGAGACAACAACTTGAAATATGTTGTTAGGGCTACCTCCAAGCCAAATCTTGATAAACATCAAAGTTCCTCGACTTTGTGATCTAACTTCAGTTACCCATCCTTGAATAGTAATTTCTGGTTCAGTCATTTTGTTTTTACTTTACTTAAACTTATTTTAGTTCAAAAAAAAATCAATTTAAACCTCGAATCTACACTTTGAATCGAGCCACCATTCATCATCAATGTCATCGTTCAATCTATTTTTATGAAGTGCATTTTCGAAACAATCGTCACAGTGTGGTCGAAAACTGACAAATACCCACTGGGTAGAAAAACCTCTGTAGCAATATACAGTGACCAGCTTTGGGAAATGGTCGATTTTTGACCCACACGCATGGCATGCATGTAAATCAATTGGGCATTCATTGTAAATATCTCCCCAACTCTCTATCCTCTGCTCGAGTATACCCACTCGAGTCAAAAAATTCTGACTCAAGTAATTTTTTTCGGCGCAGTAAAAACCCCCCAGTGACAAAACGTAGGGAAATTGTACCGGGTTCCCAAGATAGAAATCGATCGAACAAGTTTGTATCAGCAACGGCGACAATACTACCACCCTTTCTTGGTCACCAACACTGAACTTGATTTCCCACCCAACCCCGTCCTGGTCAGTTATTAGTGTCCGTTGCCGAACGACAAATTGTCTGAACCGCTCTTGCAAAAAGAGCAGAAATGGGACCCAAAAAATCAAGTCAAATATTACTTTTCGAATGTCTTTCGGCACATTGTGTTGGGTCAAAACACGCTGAAGATGCAGTGGTTCCTCCATGTTGACACAATTCCACCAAGTTTAGTACTAAATTTAAGGTTTTTTTTTCACATTTTGTTTGAAAATTAAAAAGCTTAAATACAAAGTACATTACATTACAAAATGACTGAATGCAATATTTGCTACGATGATTTTACATTAGAGTCGCGGTGCATGTATAAAACAAGACTAAACACCGAGTGGGTACCATTTAATTGGTGTATTGACTGTGTCCGGCATATGATCAATACACAATATCAGGCATGGATCGAGTCTGTTAAAAATGCAACATGCCCCAAAGCCCTTCAGCGATTAATTGACCAAGGTCCACCAATTTGGTTATATGACGCAACTACATTTCCAGTACAACCCGACGACTATGTTATTGAAATAGGGTACAATAATCCAGTGGTATCAATTAGTGCTAAACTTACCGGGGCTGTTGAGGGTGACGCTAGGGAACATGTATGGAATGAAATGAAAGCAATAATGTACCAAAAAGCCCAAGAAATAAATAAAAATAATTAATTCACGTATTCCTCAAGTAGCAGTGTACCACCGCTTTTCCAAGCGATATTCGAAACAAGTATCACAAATCAGCATAAACGTGATAACAAACTCTTTCACGATATAACTTGTCCCATACATAAAATAATCTGCGACTACTTTTTTTGCATTCGAACGATTGCAGTCAAAACAGTCGTCAAAATTTTTATTAGGCTTGGTAATACATTTATCTGGACATATGCATCTAACATTACTCATTTCTATTTTACATTCTTCTATTCCCAATGGTGTTAAGAATTCTAAAGAGATGAAGCGACCACCAAAATGATGCTTTCTTAATTCGAAATACCCAGGATTGTATTTTATACCAACAACTTTTTCACAGAAGGTCTTGTAATCTTCTTCACAACTCGGGTAAGAATAGAGCATCCCTTGTGTCAGAATGTAGGGTAGTTGTATTGGTTTTCCAACATAGAGATCTATCAGAGTCCTTTGTATCAGAAATGGTGTCAGCATAACTACACGTTCGTAGCAGTCAACACTGAAGTTGATTTCCCACCCGACACCATTCTGCCCGACCATCAGGGCTCGTCGTCTCAAAACTTCTAGGCGATAATCTTGACAAATGCAGGGTCAATCAATGAATCGATCGACATCTTTGACTGGAACAAAAATATTCCAATGGGTTCAATTTTCAAATTACCAGTATTGGTATGGATCGACGTCAATAATTGGGTTAACTAAACGAGAGCGATTGTGTTCATAGCATTTCGAGTAAATTTTGAGAGGTAGTTTAGGGTTTGTTCTGGGGCACCCAACACGTTTTTCTGAGCAAATTCTTGGATCTTTAAGGTCCCAAGTATCATTGCTTGGAACATTATTATTAGCTTGAGTAGCTTCCATATTGCTACTAAAAGTCTCTTTACGCGCAGTACGGAGATGGTCAAGGAGAGGGTTTAAATTACTTGGATGGCATAATGCAGGTTCGCGTCGTTCGTAACGGTCAAAATTATCGTGGTATGTATCGCGATTTACAATTGAGCTTTGACTGAAGCCAAGTTTGTAGGGATTTTTAAAATACGTTGCACGCTGGTTAGAATAAGCGACTGCTTCGGAAGGATGGATAATTTTCGGGGTATGATTAAATTCTCTAAGGTCTGAAGGAGTTGCGTTATCATAGCTTGAAACAGTTGATTCAGTTACAGGTGTTTGAAACGAATCAGTAAATTTTTCCGATTCTGCGGAAGGACGGTAGTAACCGTCTTGGTAATTTAATTTATCTAATGGATCAGCACCTGATCGGAGTTCGTCGACAGTTTTTGCTGCTCGAGTATCTAAACGATTTGGTTCAAAAGGTTTCTTTCCAAATGTGCTAACACCTTTAAATAATGGGTTAACCCTTTCGAGGTAATCGCAGACAGGACCTAATTGACTTGGGTGGCATTCAGTAGCCAATCTATTATCATACATATCGAATACATTAAGGTAAGTATCGCGATTAATTGGCAAATTTTGGCTGAAGCCAATACCATAGACAGATGATTTGCCAGCACGTCCCCCATCACGGGGTTCGCGATATACACATACTTCAGATGGATGGACAATTCGATCGTAATTTGTATTAATCATTGAGGGAGCACCATAGTCCGCACTGGTTACACTGGGTACAAATAAATCAGATGGTTGGTAGGGTTTAATAAAATCAAACCCTTCTTTTAATTTCTCTTTATTGTTAGCAACTAGTAATCCTAATACCAGAATAACAATAATACCAATTAAAGCAATAATTTCTGGTTTCATAATTTAATTGAACTTTACTTAATTACCCCTTCGAAAAAAAAATGGATTCCCTAAAAATTTAATTTTCCTTTTTCTTTTCGCCAACAATTTTTACTTCAATTTCAACTTTTTTTAGTGGGTGTTCGTTTTTATTCAAGAATAAATTTTGTTTTTCGATTTCAGGTTTATTTTTGAAACGGTCCTGATATTCTTGCTCAATTTTTTCTTTATAATTTTGTTCATATTGATTAAATGTAAATTCTTTTTGCATTGAGTATTCAAAATGAGCCGAAGCATCTTCATTCTTAATTTGTTTTCTATTAATACGATCATTATAAACTAAAATAGCATGTAAGCGATTAAAATCATACATTTTACCTTCATCAATAAAACTTTCTATTTGGTAGAAAAGTTGTATACCAAGTTTTGTATTAACGAAACTTTCATATTTCCTCTTTAAATAAATTTTATGATCTTTATTTGGAATTTGCTCCTTTAATGCCTTCCAAATATGAAAAATCTCAGTCACAGTCTGAAAAATCTTTTGGGATTCTACGCTTAGTTCAATACTCATTGTAATGTGTACACAGAAAAAGATTTAAGTACTTACTTAAATTAGAAAATTTTTTTTTCAAATGAAACGTTAGGGTAAAATGAATAAATCTAAAATATTAATATTAGGATATTATGATAAATATAATTTAGGAGATGAGGCATACAAACATGTTTTTCCAAAGATTTTTCCAAATAAAGAATTAATTTATCAAAATCCGCATGCGTCTGATTTGAATAATACATCCTCATTCGAACTTATTGTCTGTGGTGGAGGCGATATTATAAACGATTGGTTCAATGGAGTATTTGAAAAAATATTTAAACATGCACGATGCAAAGTTTATGCTATCTCAATTGGTATAACTTATCCATCAACAATTAATAAAAAATACTTAGGACATTATGACCGTTTGTACGTTAGGCATAATAGATATGCAAATGAATTATCAAATATATTAGGGTCAAAAAATATCTTTCATATTCCCGATCTTGTATTTTTACTAAATAAACAAGTAGTACAAAATGTACGTACACCGGTACCAATTATTGGAATCTTTATGGCCACCCGTATGTATTCTATTGTTGGTAGTTTAATAAAAAGTTTGGCAAAATTATCAGCGAATTACCAAATTGTATTTTATCCATTCAATGTCTCGACTGAGGAACACGAAGGTGATATTTTCTTTACACGTGAACAATTTCCAATGTACACTACGGATACAACTACTCGAACGGTAGAAGAAATGCAAAGATGTATTGGTAATTTACATTTGGCTATTTGTGTGCGATACCATAGTCATATTTTAAGTATTATTGAAAATACACCATTTGTATCCTTAGCATTAACGCCAAAGTCTCAAATGCTAATGAGCGATCATGGATACTCTGAAAATGTCGCTAAAACGCCGGAAGAAATCGAATCAGCAATTAATTATGCATTATCGCATCGCGCAGAGTTAATTGAAAAAAATAAACAAGTACATAATGATTGCCAGAGTATTTTACAGTCATTAAAAATAATTGAGTCAGAAACAATTGATGACATTGCATCAGAAGCAAAAGAATTAATTACTAGTGGACATTCTGCAGAAGTTGTTGCTGGTAATATTTTACATTCGCTGACTGGTTCTGTTAAAAACAAGTATACATATGGATTTGTAAATAATATCAGAGAGAATAAACATGATATGCGAGAAATGATAAAATGGGTTCAAAATGATCATCTTGAAAATAAACGTATTGGTATTCAAATGTTTCAGGATCCTGAAGAATTTGCGAATGTTCATCGTAGTGGATGGTATTATGTTGTTTCAATGTTAGCAAGTTTGCAAAATAAGCGTGGAATAACTTGCGATGTTTATGTTGATGGTACATTTTTATGGAATGAAACAGTTTATTTACAGAAAGGTATTCTTCCATATAAAAAATCTTGGATTGGATTTATTCATCATACTCCGCGCGGAGGGTTCAATGATTTAAATCGAATTATTTCAAAAAATAGTTTTAAATTAAGTTTGAAACAATGTAGAGGATTGATTACCCTATCAGAATATACTCGCGCATGGTTACAATCCAAATTAGGGGGAATACGTGTATATACATTAAAGCATCCTACTGAAAGCGTACCAATTAGTGCTAGATTTAATATATCTAATTTTACAATTAAACCGAGCATTGTTCAAGTTGGCGCATGGTTAAGAGATAGTTATGCAATTTATCGCTTGAACTTACCGTGGGCTAAAAAATTTGTCTTATCTGGTCCAAATATGTCAAACTACATTCATCCACCAAAAATAACATTACACGATGGATCTAAATGTATACCTGGGGTATGCAATATTCATTTAAAATTTAACCATACATTTGGATCTGATTATTGTACATGTAACGAAGCAAGTACTGGTACGAATGTTGGTATTGTTTACCCAGGAATATGTCGGTCAAGTTATGGTAATTTGAATGTTTGCATTTTGTTTTTATTAAATTGGCTTTGGAAGCAAAATATTTTAAAATTACCGAATCTTATTACAGTCATTGAAAATGGTGTTGGGTGTAACTGTGGAAAATCATCTGAATCCAATTTAAAAACAGTCAATGATATCATTAATAATAATTATAATAGTGTCCAAATGATTAGTACAGTTAATAATGAAGAATATGATAAATTATTATCAGAGATGATTGTATTTTTGCGATTGGAAGATGCGAGTGGCGTCAATACAATTATTGAATGTATAATGAGGAATACCCCTATCATTATTAATAAACTTCCAGCAGTTGTTGAATATTTAGGACCAAATTATCCATTGTATTATGATGAAGTCAGTGAAGTATCAAAGTTTACAGTAGACGATATTAGTAAAGCTAATAAATATTTAGCAAAAATGGATAAGCAAAGTATTCAAATTGATTCATTTTTGAGCGGCATGCGGAAGATTCTGTCAAATATTCCACAATAAATTTGAAAATAAATTTATTTACTTAAATAAATACAAGGTAGTTAATTAAATATGGAAAACGTACTTACAAAATTTCATCAAATTTATAGAACATGTACAGAGATGATGATAGATCGCGGGTATGATCGGGACCTATTGGAAAAAAATTATTTAAATGTTAGTCCCGATGAATTTCAAAAATTATATCGAAAGAACCGACTAACAATTTTGACACCACGGGTGAAAGAGAAAAACGAATATGGGTATGTTATTATTCTTGGAAACGGTGTCAAACTAAAGAAAGATGTATTAAAAAAAATATTACAAAGTATTGAAAAAATGAGGGAAATTCCCGAACTTTTAACCAAAGAATCCCAAATAGAACTAACACTAGTTATTGATCCAGTTAATACAATGACTGCAATTAAGTTAGTAAAAAACCATAATATTGAAGATGCTAAGACTACGGGTGTAAAAATCGAGGTATTCTTTCACAATGAATTACGAATCAATATTACTAAACATATGGATGTACCAAGACATATTTTATTAACAAAAGACGAAATCGAGGAATTGAAAAAGGTGCGTGACGTAACAATTTCACAATTGGCACGAATTATTACAACTGATCCAGTGGCACGATATTATGCGGCTAAAAAAGGGGATGTATTCAAAATTATTCGACCGAGTTTATCAGCAGGACAAGCGATTGTATATCGGTTAGTAGTGTAATTTGAAAAAATAATAAGACTGTATTTTTTTTTATCAAACATAATTAATACTATGTCAAATTCAACCGCAACAATTGGAAGCGTAGGCGCAATAACAGATCTATATGTAAATTCTACTAGGCAATTATTACTATGTGGAACCGGATTAGGGTTCTTTATGTATGACGTTGTTAAAAACAAACATACCATTTTTCGTGACTTTAGTGGTGACGGTGGTATTAAACTTATTCGAATCCTGGGCACATCAAATATTTTCGGCTTTGTGACAAATAATAAACCCAAGGAAGTTATTGTTTGGGATGATTTTCAGAACGCACGCGTATGTACATTGGAGTTTGATCATGAAATCAAAAATTTACTAATGACACATAAACATATCATTATTATTGAATCAGAAAAAATCTCAATTTATGGTTTGGTTGAGAAGAAATTATTAAAAGAAATGCAGACTGGGCGTAATCCTCGCGGCCTCTGTCTGATGGCAAATGATGACCTTGTATTATTCCCTAGTAGTATTGATGGCAATATTTGCATGTATTCTATCACTACTGATAAACTGGGAGAAGAAATCAAGGCGCATCAAAATGAGATTGAATGTATGGATTTGTCAGCTGACTTGCAGACATTGTTTACAGCCTCGACTCAAGGCACACTCATTCGCGGTCACAATATTGCCAACCAAGAAAAAACTTATGAGTTCCGCAGAGGAGCAAACAATGCCAAAATTTATTGTATCGCTAGTGATACCGATAATAAACATTTGGCGGTCACGAGTAATACCGGGACAATCCATTTATATACCCTCGATACTAAAGGCGGTGTAAAAAATAAGGAATCTACGTTGGGATACTTTAAAAACTATCTTCCTGAATACTTTTCATCGGAATGGAGCAATACGACTATTAGCACAAAAAATACCCAACGTTCAGTTGCGTCGTTTAAAGAAATTAATAATAGTTTGTACTTAATTGTCGCATTCTTGGATGGTGCTTATTTTAAATACAAAATCGATTTAGCTTCAGGTAGCGTTGGTATGGTTAAACATATTAGTTTAGTTCGCAACGACTAACGGAACAAAAAAATTAAATTAATTACTCTTCTTTTTTTGTTTACTTCACTTCACTTCACTTCATGTATTTCCCACCGATCATGGCGTTGACTGAGTTGAGACGATTTTGCTCATAACTTAGCGCATTGAGTAAATCAATGTCTGCTTGACTGGCACCACCCGTCCTGTTGTTATTTGTGAACGTGGAAACTATAGGGTTTCCTCGTGTGTGTGATCCAGGTTGAGCAGTGGCGCTAATTTTCAAAGGTTCTCCACGTTTAACAACTTCGGTAGCAAGTACTTTTAAGAATGCAACTGTTTCGATTAAAAGACTTTTATTAGCTTTGAATAATTGCAGACAAAGTTTTTTTAAAAATTCGATTTGTTCGTCTTCGTCTGACATAGATGTAATCTTTTCCTTTACTTCGAAAAAGAGATTTACATTGTCGAGAATTACTTGAACAATTTTATTTTTCAAAGATTCGAGTTCTCTTTGAAGTTCATATGACAACGTAATTTTGGCATTAATTTCTTTTACGATTTTATTAGCCATTAGTAGAACCAATGTTTGGAATTCTTTTTTATTTTTTTCTTTTTCCAAATCTTCTAACACTTCCTCTTTCCGTTTTTCCAAATTTTTTAACCTTTCCGTTTTCTGTTTTTCCAAGGATTTGTTAAGTTTTGCGGTGTGCCAGTCCTCAATTTGTTTTCTGGTATCTTTAAAATATTTTTCGGTTTGTATTTTGGCAGCTTCATAATTTTCTCCCAACGGTTCCATTTCGGGATCAATTTCTTCAGTAATTTCTTTAGTAATTTCTTTAACCGCATCACTGAAACGATACTTTTTGTCAAGTTTCCCAATTTCTTCTAGGAACCATTTCTGTTTTTTTTCATCCATCCCTAACATTTGAAATAATTTCTGTTTGTACGCATTTTCCTTTTCCTTAGCTTGCGTAGCTTTAATATCCCGATAAACTGAAATCATAAAGTCAACTAATTGAGGTGCTGCATCAATTGCTCTACTGATTAAATTAAAACCTTCGTTTACTACCTGAAGTTCGTCAAATTGTGTACGCTCAAATCCTTCAATATTTTTTGGTTTTACTTGGCGGTACCAATCTTCCTGTTCTACTAATCCTAATGGTTGGGGGGTACCGAGACCAACTTTATCCCATACTTGTTCTAGATTTAAAACCTCATCGGATTTACTGCCAAAACTTAGTGGCGGTGACCTAGCATGACTAAACAATGTTTCTAACATTTCACTTGAATCAGTTCGTCTCAACATAATAAATATTACTGTTACTTAATTTTGCATCAGAAAAAAAAAAGAATGGCAATAATAAATAACGTGGTTACCCCCTTTTTCTTCTACCGTTTCTTCGTTTCCTTCGTTTCCTTTGTTTCCTTTTCTGACAAACACCAGTTGGACCGGTAGGACTGACGACAGGTGTTGACAATGGTTGATGGTGAGGTTTAACACGCACACGCGACCAATCGATTGGTGGTAATGTGCGGACTAATAAATTATTTCGGTTCATATCAGATTGTAATGCTTCTTTAATAAATAGTACAATTTCTCTAACCTTCTTTTGGTGATTTGGTTCTTCAAAAAGACCAGGATCTATTTCAGCAACATCGTTAGCGAATTGCTTCGCTTTTTGAACATACCGTGGGTCTCTAATATTACCCAGTGTTCCCGACATTTTGTCAAGATAGTTTCTCCAAATGAATTCAAGGGACATACTCTCAGAAAGAGTATCAATTGTAGCCATTCTTAATCTGGCTTGACAAAAAATAAAAAATAAAAAATAAATGTTTTGTTAATGTAATTACCGAGTACTCAGTTAGTACTTACCACCAAACAATCTATTAGTAACAGCCAATCGATTTTTTTCTAATTCGATGTATTTAAGTAATTTTTTACCACCTGTTTGTGTAGCTACATCTTTGATATTGTCAAGCCATTCTCGAACAGTTTTTTTAATAAAATCATTGGGGTTCTGGTTGGATTCATTCGCAAATATCTTCATTGATTGTTGACAATCCAAGTATTGAGCGAAATTTAATTTATCTCCCCTGCACACATCTGTGTCACTATAATAAGCAATCACTGGTTTTTCTAATTTTGCACTTAGGTGTGTCACAAAATTCTCGCAAAACCAAGAATTGTCCCCCGCTTCATATGCATTAAAGTAATAATATTTTGGAGCAGCATCACCCAACCAGTCGTAAATTGCATTACTTAAATTATAATAACTAAACTTATAATAACTAAACTTATCAGTGGGATTATTTTTAATCTCACCGTACATTTTACTTCCTCCTTGATGCCCAATAATTATTAATACTTTTATAGGATTTTTAGGTTTTATGGGATCTTTCAGCAACATTAGATGTTTTTCTTGTAATATTGCTTGGTTCGAACGAGCCAATTTAAATATTTTCCATGCATCGAAAATCATATCAGGAGCTAGATTTAAATAATCTCTAATTGATTGAGAGCTGCTATTTTCTTTATTAAGATCGGTGAAAGATAAAATTGCTATATTTGGTGTATGTGCATATAAGGGTGCACGTGGTACTTCGACTAGCCCAAGATCGTCATCGTCATCTTCAGCTTTGTGTAGAGCTTCTTCACCTTCACGTTTGGGTTCAGCTCGTTCTTGTTCAGCTTTTTCTTCTTCTTTTTTTCTAGTTTCAGCTAGTTGTTGTTCAGATAGTTCACTTATATATTTTTTATGTTGTTCATTGGTCATCCAGATTATTTCACCTTTGTCATTGGCTATTGCTTGTTCTCGTTGTTTACGTTCAGCTTCAGCTTGTTGTGCAGCTCGTTCACGTTCAAGTCGTGCAGCTTGTTCTTGTCGTCTACGTTCAGCTTCTTCAGCTTGTTGCTTGCGTGCAGCTTCTTCACGTTCTAGTTGTTTTTTATATAGACTATCGAAAAACTTAAAATGTTCATGTAATATTTCTATTACATTTTTATATGGACTAATCCACGAACCATTTTTCCAAATTAAATTTATATATTTACTTATATTATTATACGTTTCGGTGGCCTCTGTTTCATATTTTTCTATCCACTCACTATCATGGTGGAGGGACGTGAAATCACTTCTCTTAAAACAATCCAGATACAGCATAAATTCAGATGATATTTTTTGGTCATATTCCGCAATACCTTCATCATTAATCCAATTTGACTGATCTAATGTTTCAATAATATGCTTAAATTTCGCTATTGTGGGTAAACACTCCTCATTATGACTAATATTTTTTTCAGATGGCAATTTATATTTATTTTCTTTTTTCATTTCTTCTATTGTTAATTCGTCAAACATTGGAAATGTTTTCAAAATATAATATATAAAAAATCTTTTCAAGCGTTGCGCAGCTTCAGCTTGTTGCTTGCGTGCAGCTTCTTCACGTTCTTTTTGTTTTTGAAGTAGATTCCAAAAAATGTTATAATGTTCTGTTAATACATTTAATACATTTTTATATGGGTTTTCTTTCATTTTAACGGAATTACCAAAAACTTCGATATAATAGGAAAAATCTGCTATAATTTCTTTGCGATGCTTACTATAAATTTTATCCTCAAAATCATCTATGAAACCATGTTTTTGTTTAGCGCACCACACATATTTCATAAATTCATATGATATTTCTTTATCATATGAATCAATTTTTTCATTAATCCAGTTTGAGTTGTTGAATGTCTCATTAATACGTTTAAATGTATCGGGGAAACAATGGTGTGTTGATTTAAAACTTAGTCTTTCAGGCTTCTGGTATTTTTTCATTTTTTCCATTTCATTTATAGTTAATTCGTCAAATTTATTCAATACATATAGACAATTATACATTATTAATCTTTTATATCGTTGTGCTCTGTTTTCATGTAGTTCAGCTTCTTCTTTCGCTAGTCGTTCAGCTTCCCGTCGTGCAGCTTCTTCTTGTTCTCGTTGTTCACGTTCAGCTTCTTCGCGTGCAGCTTCAGCTTTGCGTATAGCTTCTTCTTTCGCTAGTCGTTCAGCTTGTGCAGCTTTTTCTTTAGCTCGACTGTCAGCTTCAAGTCGAGCAGCTTCTTCACGTTCAAGTCGTTCGCGTTCGGCTTCTTCAGCTCGTGCTTTACGTTCAGCTTGTTGTATAGCTTGTTTACGTGCAGCTTCAGCTTCTTCTTTTTTTATAGCTTGGCCTTTTGCTTCTTCGCGTGCAACGTATTTAAATTGTTCAGCTCGGTCTCGTTCGAGTCGTTCAGCTTCTTTACGTTCAAGTTCAAGTTCAAGTCGTTCACGTTCTTTTTCAGCTTTTTTGCGTTCAGCTTGTGCAACTTGTTCAGCTCGTTCAAGTTCAAGTCGTTCAAGTTCTCGTTTAGATTTACGAGCAGGTACGCGTTCGGCTCGTTCGGGATCACGCACATGTCCTCGTACTCGTTTACTTTTTGGCAGACTGTTTAAATTAAAATTGCCTAAATCTGGCCTTTGATTCCAACTAAGTTTAGTTTGATTTCTTAAATTCTCAAAAAGAGTGTCAAGAATAATATCTGGATTTGACATTAACAATTAATATTACTTTGTAAAAAAATGTAATTAATTAATTAATTAATTAATACTTGTTCAGAGCAATTTCCCTGCGTTCAGGATCAATTTCATTTTTCAAAGATTCGAGTTCTTTTTGAAGTTCATATGACAACGTAATTTTGGCATTAATTTCTTTAGCAATTTCTCCAATCGCATTATTAAATTTATACTTTCAGTCAAGTTTCCCGATTTCTTCTACCAACCATTTCTGTTTTTTTCATCCATCCCTAACATTTGAAATATTTTCTGTTCAAACGCATTTTCCTTAGCTTGCTTAGCTTCAGTATCTCGCGTAGCTTCAATATCCCGATCAGCTGAAATCATAAAGTCAGCTAAGGAAAATGCGTTTGAACAGAAAATATTTCAAATGTTAGGGATGGATGAAAAAAAAAAGAATGACAAAATAATTACCTTCTCTTTCTTCATTTTGGTTCGACACGTAACTTAATTTTACTATGTGTTATTCTTAATCTAACCTGAATGGTAGTTTTTATTTATTTAGATAAGAGAATAATCTGTTAGTAGCTAATAATCTGTTTTTTTCTAATTGGATGTATTTATTGCCACCGGTGAATAGACCATATATATCTTCACCGTTACTGTCATCGTCACTGTCGTCTTCAGCTTTTGCTTTTTGTGCATGCGCATGTAAAACTTCACGTGATACTGGGATTAGCACAGGATCGTCGTCATCGTCACCTTCTTCGCGTGCAGCTTCAGCTTGTGATTCTTTTATTATTCTATTTAGTTGAGGTTCGTCATATTTAGTTTCAGCTAGTTCAGCTTGTGCAGCTTGATGTATAGCTCGTTTACGTTCAGCTTCAGCTTTCACTCGTTCAGCTTCAGCTCGTGCAGCTTGTTCAGCTCGTGCAGCTTGTTCAGCTCGTGCAGCTTCTTCTTTCGCTAGTCGTTCAGCTTCAGCTCGTGCAGCTTGTTCAGCTCGTGCAGCTTCTTCTTTCGCTAGTCGTTCAGCTTCAGCTCGTGCAGCTTCTTCGCGTTCTCGTCGTTTACGTTCACTTTCTTCAGCTTTCACTCGTGCAGCTCGTGCAGCTTCTTCGCGTTCTCGACGTTCAGCTTCAGCTTTCACTCGTTCAGCTTCAGCTCGTGCAGCTTGTTCAGCTCGTGCAGCTTGTTCAGCTCGTGCAGCTTCTTCTTTCGCTAGTCGTTCAGCTTCAGCTCGTGCAGCTTCTTCGCGTTCTCGTCGTTTACGTTCACTTTCTTCAGCTAGACGTGCAACTCGTGCACCTTCTTCTTGTCGTTTACGTGCAGCTTCATCTTTTTCGCGTCGTTCAACTCGTTCACGTGGTTTAACTGATCCACGTGGTTCACGTTCTACAAGTTCAGGTTCAACACGAACAAGTTCGCGTACCTGTACTTGTTTACTTTTTGGCAGACTGTTTAAATTAAAATTGCCTAAATCTGGCCTTTGATTCCAACTAAGTTGAGGTTTAGTTTGATTTCTTAAATTCTCAAAAAGAGTGTCAAGAATAATATCTGGATTTGACATTAACAATTAATCTAACTTGACAAAAAAAAAATGAGAGTTTTATTTTAATATTTGTTCAGAGCGATTTCTCTGCGTTCAGGGTCAATTTCATTTAGAATACCGAGTAGAACTTTGCTGATACTATTAGTAAATGGTCGGATCATGACTAATGGAATATCGAGCAAGCCAGCTTTACTGTTTTGACTAATCATATCCATAATTGCTTGGACACCCTCGACAAATTCGCCCCCAGCTTCAGTAAATCCATCTTTAGTACTAAGGGGTTGGTTCGCATAGAAACTAATTTTTTTACGCTCAGATTCAGGTATGCTTCCAATTGCGGCGCCTAATTCCAAAATTTCAGTGGCTGAAGTGTGCAGAAACTTTTGGATTCTTTCAGGTGTCGATGTGCTTGTATCGCGCATATTCAAAATCAAAAGTCCATCGCGAATAATTTTGACGAAAGGTCGCAGAGGTTTGATTCCTTGTAATAGAATCGCTAATTTATCGTTCTCAGATAATAGTTTCATAATAATTTTCTCTTTCAAAGCTGGGCCTTCGATTCTCATCGGACTTATTTTAATTTTTGTATTTTTCAATGAAATGACATCTTTCACGCTGACGACAATATCCAAACGTGTAGTGTATATACGTTTAATGACAGATTTGCCCGGTTCAATTTTAGTATCCTTACTATAATTATTAATGAATTTGACCGATCTCGAATCCAAATTAAGAAATATTTTGTTTAATGTACTGATGTCAAGCGTGCCTCCAACAAAAGATATATCTGTATCACGTGTAGCCAAAATATTTGACCAAACAGAACCATCAACGTAGTCACGAATTCTCAAATTCGGGATACTAGAAGTAATTTTGGAATTTAACATGTCTGCTTCAATCCGTAAACTTTCAATGTCAAGAGTAATGCAACTTGGGCCACCAGATTCTTGTACGAATTGCAAACATGTTGTTTTGATATATACCTTCCCAAATACCGGTGTTTGTTTTTTCAGTAACTCAGTATCAAGTTGATCGGTGAGACACCAATTGGACATAATTTTGACTGAATCTAAACGTTGAATTTCATTATTACGGGCGGCAATAGAGTTTTTTCTGAGTAATTTTTGCACATTGTCTAATTGATAATTATCAACAGTACCCAAGCGAACACCACTTAAATCGTTTTTAAGCATTAATTGAACTTCTTTTGGAAACAATTCACTTAAATCATTTGGCCGCAAGGTTCCCATAATTGAGTCAATCGTACAATCATGGCTGTCTCCCCAAACCCATCTAAATGTATTAAAATGAATAATGTCGTTACATATAATTTTTTGCGATACGAAGAATATTGGTTCATTTGTTTTGACATTGCGAGAATAAATTTCCGATTCATTAAATTCAAAAGTCAACCACGGCAATTCCATACTCCCGTTTTCACTAATCGTTTTTTTTTGAACCATTAAAGTTTTAATATTAATGCTAAATTTTAAGTCACTCAAGTAATTTACTTTTTCTTTTTTCACAAAATGTTGTTGACTTCTGAAAAGAACATTCTGACTTGGGTTCGGGTTCGAAAGATCACAACTAGTTGATACTTCTTTAGCATTCGACTTTGACTTCAATTGGTTGACATAATTAATAATTTTATCGATCGAAATGTCGCCTAATTCAATATGCACGCCGATTTCATGTGTTTGCGCTGGGTTGCGACTATTCACAATCATTAAATCTGTTAAATGGATATCATGAGTAGTACATAGTAGGTATTTAGATAATCCAACGATATAAAGAGGATCAATATATATACATGTACATATACCTGTCACGTCTAATGCGGTATAAATTTCTTTGATATCAATATTGTTTACATTAATTTGTATTCTAAAATCGTCAGTCTTGTCAGTCTTGTCGACGTCAGAATTAGATTTTTTAAGTTTTTTAATCAGACTACTGACAAGATTGTAAATATTAACTTTTGAATTATCTGCGACAAGTGTGTTCGCATCAATATTAATAATAGTTGACCATATCTGCTTTCTAATATAATTGTAAACTACTGTTTTTGATTTAATACATCTTGGTTTAACAATTCCAGAATAGATTTTATCATCTTTAGTAAACAGTTCGGTATCATGCGATTCTTTTGAAGTTGTGCCATTCGTTAGTACATTCGTTAGTACAGTAATATTGATATCAGAACTTTTTAGAAAAATGAGATCATCTTTACTAGCATCAAAGTTTTTCATTGATATTTTAATTTCTGGAGTTGTCCCTTTTTGAATTAAAATATTATATCCACTGAGTATCACTCCTTTTTCTAAATAAAATAACAATGTATTAATTTTGATACACCACTCTTTCTTACTCGAACTAGTACTGGTACTAGTACTTTTTTCAAATAGTTTTAAGTTATCGTCAATACCCATAATTGTTAAATTTGAGATTAAGATTTCGGGTGCTTTATCATTTCTGACAAAAACGAGAGAATCAATATTAAGAATAGTCGATCCAATACCATTAGTGCGAATAATATTAATTCCTTTGCATTGGACTGATTCGTATGTTGCAGCAATGGTGCTAACTATAATATCAACATTGTATTTGACAAGGTGAATAGTCAATTTATTAATATTGACATTGAATTGTTCAATCAAATCTTTGACAATTGATTTGATTTCTTTGAAAGGTTCGAAGCCATTACACTCAGACAATGGAATCGCTGGAAGAACAACTGAATCTTTTATTTTTTGTGCCTCAAGTATCAAACTTTCGCCAACTGATCGAGAAAGTTGAGTACCATCTGGATTATCAGGGTCAAAACTGTCTAAAAATATTTCGATACCATCTATTTCAACTGTGTCGAAACTAAAAAACCCATTGAAAGGAACACTTATGCTTTCAATATTTGAATCTGAAATTTTGAATTTTGCATTTTTGAGAATACTGTGATTGAGTTTATATTTATTAAGTTTGAGATGAGTGCTTTTGATAACATAGTCACTAACTACAGTCGAATGAAAACTCGAAACATTAAATTTAATAAAATTTTTTAGATAAAGGTCCGCAATGAGGACAAATATGAGTTTTATTGTATGTTGAAAATATTCGGAAATTTTTTGTTTTAAATTTTCCATTACGCTTACTACTTTGACCCCAAAATAATTTTAAGTAACTAAAGTAAAACATGGTTTAAAAACACAACATATCGTTTAACATTTTGGTTGAATCAGTATTTTGAACTTTAGGTTTTGCCAATAGTTCAGCTACAGTTGGTTTATTATATTTTTTTAATAATTCATCGTATCCATGTGCACGATGATATAAAATTTTTTGCCAAAATGCCTGTAGTTTTGGAAACACTTCTGCGAACCATTTTCTATCTCTTAAAACCAATATACTTTCGTGTTTTTCTAGTCTCCACCACGAGTACCCTTTGAAATAATATTTTTCTGATTTTTGTTTGAGTTCATTGACACTAATGTCGATTTCATTTTTCATTCTAAGATACCTTTCATTTTCAGAACCATTGTCAGTTTCAGGATTATGTAGTACCGGGTAAATATAATGAATAGTATTTGCAACTAAATCTTGCACAGCGCCGATAACACCTTTTTTTGGACAAACCATGTCAGTGTCTTCAAGGTACTCTGCTTCGGAAGAATATTCGAGAATTCTGCAATCTTCAAAATAACATTCATCTAATCCTGTCACCTCTAATTGTATCTGCATTTGGATCCAATAATAGCGGGGAACAATGTTAGGTTTTGGATAACGTCGGTAAGGACATTTAATTTCTACAAGGTATCCACGATGATTAATATCATCAATGACAAATTTATCTGGACTTGCACCAATAAAATCGATTGTTGGATGAGGGATGAATCCCGCTTCATTACATTTTACTTTATACTTAACTTCATGGATTTGCGATGCGACAAATTCATATTTGTGACCATGGTGGGTAAATACAAATGAACTTTCATCAAACCACCAATGATCCGGATATCCGCATTTTTCTATAATTACAATATCAGATTCTTTATATTCATTTTCATCTAAAGCGCTACCAATGTCGCTAGCAGAAATTCTATTCTTGCGTTGTTCGAGCCATTCAATAGTTCCTTGGGCAGGTTGTGTTTTACTAAATGTTATACCAAACATTGCGGTTTCATACGTTTTTGGCCAGGGTGCTCGGTATGTATCTGATTGGTATATAGTTACTAATTTAAATATCCATTCAATAGCATTTTTTAAATCACTAATTAAATATTTACTTACATTCTTTTTACTTTTACTTAATTCTTCTAATAATAATTCAAATGAAGCGACATAATTTTCGAATATTTTAATATAATGGTTAAATTCATTTGCTGGTTTAGTCATTATATATAATTACCTTATAGTTCGTTTAAGTAAAAAAAAATAAGTACAATGTATTTTCACTTTTTACTTACGTTTAGGGGCACGTTTAGCAACACGTGGGATTGTTTGTTCGAGTGCAGAACCTGACACGGAATATCCGCTGACAGTTGGCATATCGCTACTAATTGGTTTAATCAAGTGTACTTGATTAAGTTCCCATAGTAGGCGATTAAAGTTAAGATCTTGATATGTCTTCATAGGTCGTTCTTGTCCACTTACGAGGTGACTAAGTGTTACTGGGCTGTATACACGATTGGCGACATCACTGAGTAATTCAGCCATACGTTCAATTTTCTTTTTATAACTTTCGTCTAGAACTTTCGAATCGACTGGACCGACGAACCAGGAGTTTCCACCAGCTTGTGCAGTCATTTCTTCAAAGATTTCTTTGGCATCCATTAATTTTTGTGTTGGACTAAATCGTTTAATGTGAGCCAAAACATTGTTCGAATAAATATTTGGAATCGGATATTCAATAGGGTGATAAAATGGATTTTGGCCCTGAAGCGAACTTCTTGCAATTCCGGGACCAAAAGGGTAACCGAGAAATTTATAAAGATCAGCAAATCCATAATGCATTTTTTTTGTACTTAGTTGCTTACCCTGAGGATCAAGCAGAGAAAATTTACATTTCTTTTGCACACGATTTAGCTCACCTAATTGGAACTGGGGTGGGAGTTCAGTTAAATGTTTTTGCAACGCTGTTTGAAACGCCAAGGGATCATTTGATAGCTTCCATAGATCAAATTGTTTATGTTCATTTCTTGGACCCTTTGTTTTTCCAAGTTTGTGGCTGGCTGCACTAACATACATGGCTTTCAATTCATCTGGTAATTGGCCGGAAAGTGATTCTAGTAAATTGCTAAAGAATGTTTGCAAAAGAACAGGGTTCCCACCTACCATAATATGTTCAGCATCAAAATTTTTGCCATTTTTGATAGCATCTACTAACTCTTGTAGTGCGTTCAGTTGATTTGCATCAAGTTGATTCATACTTAATTACTTACTACCGTTTTAGAAAAAAAAATAAAACTTTTTGTCTTTTTGCGAATTAGTATACAAATGCTGATTCCGAAGCATCGGCATCAACCCAAAATGAATCGCGATTGTCTCCACCTTGGACACCTCTTGTATCTTGTGACTCCCAATAAAATCCGCTATTAGGTGTTGAACCAATTTCACTACCCCGATTAACTGTTGTATCTTGTGACCCCCAAATAAAGCTTCCACTAGGTTGATCACCAGTATCTGTTTTATTTTGTGAATTAGTGTCATTGTTATTGTTATTGACATTAGTACCTGTCTTAGGTTTATCAACACCAACTGTTTCTGTAGATTTATCTTTATCACTACCTGTCTTAGGTTTATCAACACCAACTGTTTCTGTAGATTGAGCTTCATCACTAGCGTCATGTAATACATCAGGTTCAACATCAGTTGTAACCACTTGGTCACTCATATTAGTTCCAAAATCAGTAGCCAATGTTCTGAAATTAGCCTGAGTTTTAATTGCGCCTTTAATAATTTCTCGAGCATGTCGGAGATTTGAGTAGCAGTTTTTTAATTCCTCTTCTAAAGCAGAACCAGCACCTGCAGTCGATTTAGCAGCAGTATATGCCTTTCCAAGTAGTTTTTCATAATTATCATCATCATTGAGATGCTCTTCTGTGATGTTTAGTTTGGCCATGCAACCTTTAAAATGTTCGATACCATTGCCGAGAGCCTTGACACTGCTAAGCATATTATTAGTTTGCATCATAACATTACTAATATTTCCATCGAATGGAGTTTTTGCATATTGATCCAAGACACCACGGACGTGACGAACATGTGGGTAGAAGCGAGAATCGAGTTGTGATTCTAATTCTTTATATAAATTAGTACCAGCGTGAATTTGTCTACCCATTTCACCAATCAGAGCTTGACGAATGGCCGTTGTTTCATTGACTTGATTTTGAATTTTATCCATTTCAAAACCGGTTTCTGGTCCACGACGTAGCATATTCAAGTGGCGACCAAATGATTCATCGAGAATACGTTGTTGAAGCTTTAGTTGTTTAATCTGATCTATTAGTGAGCGTTTAACACCATCAGCGTTATCAGATAGTTTACGACTGATTTTATCCTGTACCATGTACATATCGTCGCACAGATCAGGAATTGATCTTTTCTTGCTAGTAGGATCCATAGGGTTTTCATGAGTAGCAATGTTTGTTCCAAAGTGTGAGTTAAAATATTTTACAAGTTCGGCGACACGTGTGCTATTAACAGAGCCATTATTTGCCATACAGACACCTTCTACATCTGGGCGGGACTTATAAACTTCATTGCAAATTTTATCATTGCTCAAACGATTTCCCTTTGAATCAGTTAGTCGAATATTAAATCCGAGTTTATTTAGATCATTTGCCAATAGTTCGATATTGAAATTTTGAACTTCTTTTGGTAATTTAGAATTTCTTTGACATACATACCTCATCCGGTTTAACGTAACCGGCTCAGTAAGTAGATTATGACTATGCACTAAACCCATAATTGTAGTATACTTTATGTTAGGAAAAAAATAAAGACAACAAATGAAAAATTACAAAAATAAATAATCGCAGATAATATTTATTTTATACTGAATATTTTCATTGATATCGTTTTCCCAAAATTCTAATAAAACTGCCCGAAATCCAAATTCCCATAATGCCTGATAAACAATATCATTAATTAACGATCCCTGAAATAATCCAACAGAAATTCCCTTATCTTTAAGAAATTGGTACATATTTTCAACCCAATTAGTCAATGTATGTCTATATTCCTTTGTTACATTTAAAATAGCCATTTCCCGATTATTAAAATGATCAATATCAGGATAACTATGTATATCTAACACAATCGTATCCCGAGGCAAAATATTTAATTGTTTTGTAATATTTTGGCGAAATTCATACTCTTCTTTTCTACTTTCCAGTCTATTCATATCAACAGTTGACCGCAACACGTTATCATTATGTATAAATACAACATTTGCACCGCGTTTGATTAGTTCTGTGCGTAAAATAGTAGCTGCATTATATGCATTGCGATCGCAGATTCTCACAGTAGATTCAGGACAATACCCATGTGGTACTGTAATTAAAAATGTTTTACTCGTACTCGTACCCATTAATTTAAACACTATAAAAAAAATTGGTGTACTAATTATTCGTCTTCTGTTTCACTTTCACTTTCGCCTTCAATTTCACCTTCACCTTCACCGTCGCTAGGTTCAGCGTCAGGTTCTAGTTCGTCAGGTTCTAGTTCGCTAGGTTCGAGTGTTGTACCTGTAGTGAGGTCGATCCCATTTGTTTCAAGTTTAGCCGACAGGGCTTGAAGATCTGAGAACCATAATTGTTTTGCCGTAGTTTTTTGTAAGATTTCTAATTGTTGTTTCTTTTCAACCAACAGTTTTTCTAATCTTTCTTTTTCTTCTTTTGTCACACTATAAATTGGCATACGTTTTAGATAATTATAATCTTTTTTGGCATCATCTTCTTTACCTTTACCTTCATCTTCATCTATTTGGAGTTCGAATCCGCCAGCATCTTTCTTTAAATCGAGATTACTAAATTTGAGATATTTACGTTTCTCTAATTGTTCTTCAACTTTTTCCCATTTAATATTTTTAATTTTGACATCTTCACTGATTACTTCATTAATAAATTGTACTTTCATTTTTAAAATAAGCATTTCATGTTCGAGTTTACGCAATAGATATTCGCGCCTAGATTCATAAAATTTCAGACGAATGGAGTAAAATTGTTCGATAATTTGAGTTGGATCATTATATTTTGTAATAATACCTTTCTCATTGAACAGATGCATATTTGACGTTTTGATTAGATTTACTAGTTTAAATTTATCTTCCAACATATTGACATTTTTGACTTTAGCTTTTTTATGTAAAGCTGTCAAAGCTGATGCCGTTGGAAATTCAACTGTAAAATATCTGATATCATCAATATCTTCACCGTAAAACCCTTTGATAACTTTATCGGCTTCTAATTTTTCCAAGAATTCTTTATAGTTGTCATACCAAACGCCAATAGGAATTTCTGTAATTTTAATTGACTTAGCATCAATAATTTCATAGCTACCTTTGCAAATATATTCTGTTTTTGTTCGGCGAATTATAGAACCTCTAAAACCCCTATACCAAGGTATCATATCTTTAAATGGCAAATCATTAATTTTATTAATCAGATTATCAATGATATCTCGAGGATTGAAGCTTGGTACGAGTGTTGAATATCCTGTACCAATTCCAACAGCTCCATTAACAAGAATCAACGGAATAATTGGTACAAACCAATATGGTTCCGCTCGAAGGCCATCTTCATCAACATATTCTAACAGCGGTGCATCTAATTTATTGATAATTGATGTGCTTGGATCTGTCAATGCTGTGAAAATATATCTTGATGCTGATGCATCTTTACCACCCATACTACGTGAGCCGAACTGACCATTTGGTTCGAGTAAATTAATATTATTTGCGCCAACAAAAGTTTGAGCCAATTTAATAATTGCCTGTTGCAAACTGGTTTCGCCATGATGGTAACCTGTTTTTTCACCTACAGCACCAGCTAATCGAGCAACTTTCATTTCTTTTGGAGAAATTAGATTCAGTAGGAAACAAGTATGAATGATTTTTCTTTGCGACGGTTTTAATCCATCAACCATACTAGGGATTGAGCGAGCATTATCATAGGTTGAAAAATGGATCAAATCTTTATTGATAAAACTATGGAGTGAGACATTTTTGACTGAATAATCAATCGTGTATGTTGGATCGTAACCATTAACCCATTTTTTGCGATCATCTGCTTTTTCTTTGGAAAATGCGAGATCTAGAGCTTCAAAATCTTTATCATTAATCGCTTGGTAATTAATTAATTTTGTCAAATAATCGATGAAGTATTCTTTAGCTTCTTCTTTTGTACTCGTACCTAAACCTTTATAGTATTTAATTGACCACCCTACACTTTGTGTCGATTTACTCCATTTTTCATAGTCAGCCATTGAGTAAAAATTGAGTGCTTCTTTGCGTTTGAAGGCTTTCACAATTGGGGTTGCCAAACTAGTAATAAAACCTTTAATTCTTAGAAGACTAGGCCATCCCCAGGCGATTACATTGATAAACAAACCTTTAATATGTGTTCCATCAACATCAGCATCGGTAAAAATCATTACTTTACCATAGCGTAGAGATTTTGTATCAGTATATTCTTTCCCATACTCGAGACCTAAAATTTTTACAATATAACTAACTTCTTCATTTTTGACTGCAATATTTTTCTTTAATTCTCTGACATTTTTGAGTTTACCACGTAATGGAAAGACGCCAATTTTATTATTTCCATTTTTAACGGAACCCCGACCAGCCATCGCTAATGTTTTTGCCGAATCACCTTCAGTTAAAATAAGGATACAATCTTGGGAGTTTTTTGTTCCGGCATCATTGGCATCTTCTAACTTTGGAATACCACGAAGCTTATTAGTTTTTTTGCCTGATTGTTTTTTTAATTCGGATTCTTCTTTAAATTTCATTAGTTCAGTAATTCTGTCAATAATACCAAGTTTAGCAAATTTATCAATAATTTTTTCTGGCAGTTCGCAAGTTGTTCCAAATTTTGTTGCTTCTGTGCTAAGAATATATTTGTTTTGACTAGGAAAGTCAGGATCAAAAATACGGGCTTTAACAAAAAGTTTCATACTATTACGAATGTAGGCATCCCTAATAGGTTTTGTTGATTTTGTTTTCTTTTTAACTAGTTCAGAAATTCTGTTAGTAATTTGTTTAGCGATGTATTCAACATGAGTTCCTCCATCAATAGTAGGAATTCCATTAACAAATGAAACTTGTTCGAAACCATCATCATTTTCTTTCAGCATCATACCAATTTCCCAGTCATCATTACATACATGTGTAACAGTTGGCAATGAGCCACCGTATAATGCGATATAATCGCCAAATTCTTTAATAGGTATTTTTACATCATTAAAGTAAACAGTAACGCGTTTTCCGGTAATAGCAGCAGCTTCAAATGTTCTAATTTTAATAATATCGAAGTGAGCTTTATCTATATCTTTCATACCAAATCTTTCGAAATCAGGAATATAACTAATTTTGGTATAATCTTTAACGCTTGATTTAGTAATTTTGGGAATTGTTCTTTTTTCCATATTTTCAGTAAAGATTTGAACGTACTTTGAAGTATATTTGCTTGAAACAGTTTCGACTATAAATTTTTTACTGAAAAGATTTGTTAATTTTGCGCCAAAACCATGTTTCCCACCAGCTTTGCGTTTTTTTGGACCAAAGTGGCTACTAGTTTTGAATTCACCAAAAATCATTTCAGGTATATATTGGTTTTCATCTTCATGCATAACAATAGGAATACCTGTTCCATTATTAGTAACAGATATTTCTCCTGTATTTTGATCGACATTAACTTTAATCATAGTTAAACCTTCTGGATCTTCTTGTTCGTGATCGACAGCATTACTAAGAATTTCTTGAAAGATTTGAATAAAACCGGGTACTATTTTTAACTTTTTAGTTAATATATTTTTTTCATTTGCAGAAAGAACGTGATATTCTCGAGATTGAATATCCATTGTACCAATATACATACCTGGATTTTTTAGAGCATGCTGACGATCTGTCAATTTGCGATATTTTTTACTTTCTGACATTCTTGAAGTAATAATATTAAGTTATTTTGTTTTTTTTAAGTACTTTCTAACTTAATTTCGTTTTCAATTTAATTTTTTTCTTGAGTAGAATTATACTAATTTAACTATACTGTATGAGTTCTGATTTATATAGAAGTTTTGGAGGCTCTATGCGTTTTCATGCACATGGAGGAACAGGTGGACAAAACCTGGTTGCATTTTTGTTTAAAGCATTAGGTGCTCCAGGCACTCCACTTGAAAAATTAAAAGTATGGCATTTGCTAGCAGTATCACTAGGTTTACTTGTACTTGTTATTATTATTGCCGTCGCACGCCGTCGCAAGAGTAAATTTGAGGGATTTGACGGTTCTGGCACTGGCCAGCAAACTGCATCTGGTTGGGCAGGAACTTTTACTCAGCACCGATCACAACATTCTCCACGCAATCGTTCAGTGGATGCCCTTGGACAAAACCAAGAAATGGGTTTTCTTGCAGGAGACATTGCATCCGGGCAACATGCAGGTGCTGAAAAGTTCGGAGATCTGCAAAAAGTTTTGAATATGGAGAATTTTGCTCAAGTGCGAAATGTCCCCGCTAATCAAAATATTGTTCCTATTCCCGCTGCAGGACAAGCTAATCCCAGCCAACGTAAAGCCGGATTTGCTGATTTTGCCGAACATTTTGACGGGCAAGATTATACTACTAACCAGGAATGGCTCGAACGTCGTCTCAATAAAAAGAGCAATTTTGAGGGATTTGCTGATCGTAGTGGAAATTACGTTAAGCACAATGAGAACAATCTTGGGTTTATGCATGTTCTTCCTGAACAAGATTATAGTGAAGGTGGTGTAAGTGCCGGCGCAAGTGGAAGTATGGCTGATCAACCGTTTCTTAACCCTCGAACTATGGGATCATCTGAACGCCCTCATTCTCAACGTTTAGTTGAGGGATTTGCCCCACAAACTGCATTTGATGTGCTTGGTAAGAAACTCGAAAAATTCGGACCTTCTTTGAACCTTGACCGTCCTAGTGACTCAAAGGGAAGTCTTCCTATGTCTGAGTTTGCTGCCCGTGTGATTAAATCCGATGGTATGAGTTCTGGTTCTGCATCAAGCGCCCCTGGTTTATATAATTCTGGACTACTTCCGTCAAGTTTTGCTTCTCGCAATATGTTGACTGGAAATCCCGATAAAAAAGCCCGTGAAGTTGTCAGTGGATATTGTAGCCCAATGAAACCACCAGCTTGCAAAAAGGATCCTCTGTGTGGATGGGACGCCAATAGCAAGAGTTGTACTGTTGCCAAACGACCTGCCAACGAATGTGCCTTCCCTGTGAATCCCAAATACAAACCTATTGATCCTACAACTGGGTTACGTATGGTTCTCCCTGCCGATGCATGTGTTGACTCATCTAAATCCAACTTCAATAAATGGGTTGAGACTGATTGGGTTCTTAAGTATGATACTCCCTACTCGTCAATGCAGTCAAGTGATCTTCACTACAAGCAACTCCAAAATCTAGTCTACAATAACCCTAAGACCTGGGATGTATCTAAACCGCAAGATACTCCTACTAGCTTCAAGCCCGGTGATGTAGATAGATATGCTGCTGAACGCCAGGGACCTGTTGGTGTCGATGATACTAAACTTGAGGTTGAGAAGAAAGGAAAGAAAGAAAACTTTGAAAACAAACTTCTTGATACCGTTAAGAGTTGGTTTAACTTGTAAATTGCAATGTAAGTCTTAAAAATACTTTTTTTTGTCTTACATTACATTACATTAAAGTATGAATATCGAACAAAAACTCGCCGAATTTTATGATCATTATGAACGATTCATTTTTGACATTACTGATACAACCAAATCATTCCATCAATTAAATTATAATATTATGACGCCAGAAGTTACATTAAAATCTGAAGGTATTGGAAAAAAATATGAAAAGCATAATTTAAATATAATGTTTCCAACTAATTCTGATATTTTTAAATTTATTCGTGGAGTTGAAGAATTTATTGAACGTAAAGTAATTACAGAAAATCCAGACATATTTGCCGGTTACACATTTAAATCAATTTTAAGTAACCACGCTCAAAGTGGTAATACATTTAGTAATATTCAAGTCCCTTACCGTAATCGTGTTTGTGAATGTGTGTTTGTTAATAAAGCAGGGAAACATATTACAGACACAGGAATTAGTGTATCAGAATCACTCAAAAAAAATGATAAATTAAAAATTCAATTGCGAACTGCATGTATTTGGATTTATCCTGATCAGAGGCAAATTGGAGTAACTTGGCAAGCCAAGCACGTTTACTTACTTAAATAAATTTACCCTAACACATTAGTAATGTATAATTCAAGAAGTATTTTTTATGATCTTAGCAAAATTGATTTGAATAGTATAACAATAAGTGATAATTTTATTAAAAAAGAATCTACAAACTCATTCTTTTGTAGGGCAAAATACAATGAAAGTTCATTATGGGGAATAGTGAGTCCGCAATTAAAAATAATTGATGTAGAACAATTGTCTGATAATGAAATATTAGTAACTTTTTTATTACCTGATGATGATCCGTCGTTTGTTAATATTATGACTGAATTAGAAAATCTAAGTATTAACCATATTTATGTCAACTCTCTTCAAATTTACGGAAAAAATAAAACATTACCAATTATTTATGCTAATCATACCTCAATCGTGTCATCTGATTTAAGATCTTTAAAATTAAAAATAGTATTAAATAAAAATACATCTTTTTGGTCTTCAAAAGAAATACAGTTAGATAAAATTACAATAAATAAATTTTTGAATTTTAAAGGCAGGTCTGTAGTATTATTAGTAAGAATGAATGGTATAACTATTAATAAAAAAGGTAATTTTACGACAGATTTTCGGGTTGAGCAAATATTATTTAAAGAAAGTGAAAGCGAAAGTGAAAGCGAACCTGACAACGATATTGAAATTGAGTATTCAGAAATTCCTGATAAAATTGTTCAAAATGAATTTAGAAAAAGGCTTTTCTTGAAATTTTGATCAATTATTTTCTTAATCAGTATTATACTAAATACTCATGACAATGAAGCTATTAGATTGTGTTTTAATTGGGCTCGTATGTTTCGTTATTGTTTATATCCTAATGCGTGAGTTGGGAAAGAAAAATGAAAGCGAATCATTTGATGCCGCTACACAAAAGGCACTAAAAATGCAAATGAAAGAAAACTGGGATAATGATACCGTAACTAAAGCGCTTCAAATGCAAATGAAAAAGGATAATTATAAAAATGTTAGCGAAGATACATTAAAAGCACTAAGCCTTCAGCGCCACGAAGATTTTTGTGCTGTTTATGAAGGCATGGATTGCAGTTGTGGCCCTCACACCCACCAATTGCAATCAGACGGGTCAAAGAAATTTCTAAATGAACGTAATCTTGGTGCTCCCTGGTATCACCCAGTACGTGGTGATGAAGGATTCGCTGACGCAACTGGTCAACCACCTGCTACAGACGCACCAAATGCCCCACTTAAACCTGATGATCTTCTACCAAAGGATATGAATCATGGTTGGACGCAGGCCTACCTTAATTGCAAAGACCTATTAGCCAATAAAAATTTTGTTGATACTGAACGATTCAAGTTCTCTAACGAAGTATTGGACACTCGTAATACTAAATACCAAAGCCTTGATATTCGTAAGACACCTATTGTCTCACATAATCCTGTAAGTATCTGGCAAAAGTCACCTGTTGAGAAGAGCATGTGGGAGTACACTCGTCCCAACCTTGATGGATAAACAAAAGGGAATTAAAAAATTTTTTTGATACGTCAGATTGAAAATATAAAAGTCTAAATGCAAATATTATTGTGATTTTAAAGATGATACAGAATCGCAAAGAATTACCTGTTTGTGGATTTACAAATGAAAGCAATTTCTGCTTTTTACTTGCAAATTTACAAGTAATACTTCACAGTATGCCTGATATCAGAGATTTTATATACTTTGTATCTAAAATTATTACTGAGCATCATGGTGCAGAACCGAACCCCCAATTTAAAATTAGTGAAAAATCATATATGTTTTTAAGTCATATGGCACAATTGTTACATGCTATTCGTAAAAATGAGAAAGATGGATTTGTAACATACAATATCTCATCATTCATCAAATTTTTCTATAACTATATGGAAGATTTTGAATATGGACGCCAACAAGATGCTCACGAATGTATGTCAGTTTTATTAAATGAATTTTTGGACAACCTTACATTTGAAATGCAAAGAAAATTTGAATTTAATACAAACATTTTGCTCCCAGATCTACCTGTATTACCACAAGATCATATTGCCGCAAATACTACTAATTATATTAATAAGTCGTTCGCCCGCAAACTTCTTGGTGGCATGAAGGAAAACAAATTAGTTTGCCAAGAGTGTGGATTTGTCTCAAGATCAGTTGAACAATTTACAGAACTTATTCTAAATATTCCACAACAGCAAACTGTGTCATTAGAAGATTGTATTAAATTAGGATTTGTTACCGAACAATTAACTGGTGAGGAAATGTGGTTTTGTCCGACATGCAAAAAACGAGTAGTAGCCGAAAAATCAGAAAAAATTATACATACACCTCCAATATTAGTATGTGTTCTCAAACGATTTCAAACGAATGACTTTCAACAAGTGCGCAGACGTAATAAAGATGATACAAAAGTTTCAGTTCCAATTAATCTGGATATGAGTTTAGATACTGGTACTAAGATAAATTATGAATGTGTAGGTATTGTATCACATCTCGGTACCAATATTGATTTTGGACACTATGTCGCTTATGCAAAATGCAATAGCGATTGGTACCTATTTAATGATGACAAGTGTGTTAAATTTAAAATCGAATGTGAGCGCATTGCAACAACTGACGCTTACATACTTGTTTATAAAAAAAAGTAACCAATATTTGATTAAGTACTATCATATTTTTCAATTAAGCGATTATAAATATCTTTTGATTTTTCACTATCATATTCCATCATTAAAATTTCCTCAAGTGGTACCTTAAGTTTATTAGTGAGGTAGAATTTATAGTCAATTTCCAAGTTATTAGCAATGATATATTCAGGTGTTTCGATTTTTTCACCTTGAAGAATCTTTATTTTTTTACCCTTTTCATTAAACTTATCTGGAACCTTAACATAAACGAATTGAATCCGGTCATTTGGTTTAGGTGGATTACCTGGGTCACGTAATGTCATTCGATCAGCTAATACACGATGCTCAATACGTTCAGGATTTTTATAACTATCACGTGACTTCAGTGTTTTACTCGTTGTAAACAATTTTAAATGTTCGAGGTATTTATCCTTATTCAATTGTTTGCGATATTTATTATATTGTTTGAATTTCATAAATTTCTTTAGTAAATATTTAACTACATCTTTCATTGTACCGTGACTCATGAGTAAATCGACGACATCGCGGTAAATTTCTTGGACAATAGGGCAATTATCACGGCGTTTCAGTAAAACTCCCATGGCAATAAATTTGGCTTTTGACTGTTCGAGTTCCTTTTCAAATTTTTGGTACATGTATCTTTTCTTTTTGAGAATTAAAAGGGGGTGACATATTTTTTCATATGCAATACACATTGGATCCCTACCAATAAGTTTAGTAATTTCATCTGCAGCTCGAATACCTAACTTTTGGGATTCTACACGTTTGCGATAATTGTTTTCCTCTTCCGATAAAGTTGGGTCAACAACATGATCGACTTTGAATTTCACAAAGATAGAATCGGTATTATGGACAATTAATTTGCCTACACCTGCTGCAAAATGATGATTCTCTGTTTCAAAATCATACACTAACTCATTAGTATTTTCTCTCAATAAAGTTATTTTTATCACACGCCCTGTGCCGTTTTTCCATTCATCGGTATATTTTTGCGGTATATCATTAAACATTAATTCTGTTTTACCGACAATAATGTCTGTTGGTTTAATAGATTTACCGTTTTTTAGTAATAAACTATGATCAGCTGTCACTGTTACTGAACCAACATCTGTTTCAACTCGATAAATAGGTTTTTTAGTTGTATGTTTAATGAATCTAATAATACGTGTCCATCCAAGGTCTGACCAAATATAATAATCTTCCGGAACCATTGCAATCTTAGTATTATGATATTCCTCCCATACACTGCACATTTCATCAAATTCTATTACTGCTATTCTACTTATATTGTCGCCATGTCTGACAATTATTAATGTATCTGCAGTAACAGAATCTCCATACACGCATTCTGCCCCATATTTTTCAATAACATGTTTTTGAGCTAATGTTAAATTATTTTTGCCTTCGGATGTCACACATGCCGAAATAGGTTTGCATTTAATTTTACTAAATGTACTACCACATTGACCGTAAATACTGTTAGCGACAACTTTGAATGCCAATTGAAATGTATCCAGAATCATAATCTTGGACTTCATCATTACAATTACGTCGCCTCCTTTTTTCTTTTTTAACATATCAATAATTAATGGAATTTGAATAGTATTTTGTAAACGGTCATTTGCTCTCAATAGTTTCTCAACTTTTTCAACCAATTCAGGTTCTTCTATGGATGATGCTTCTTTAATTAATTTGATGGCTTTATATAAGTCAGCAATTTGGACACGAGTGGCAGCACGTTCATTCAAAAGATATCTGAGAACAATTGGAAGAATACCCATCAATTCAGGATTCTCAATATGATCGACAAATTTCGCACTTTTTTTTTCATCAGTGTCAGGATCGCGATAATAATAGGTATTATATTTGATACCTGGTAAATCGTCATATTTTTTGTCAATCACAATAGAATCTTGTGAAAAGTTATTCGCAATCATAATACTCGGATACAAACTATTAAAATCACAAACAACAATCGGTTCATGGTGAATTTTTGATTCAGGTTCTATGACATATGCACCTTCAAAATGCTCACCATCAGCTTCATTACCGAGATCAGCAATGAGAATACCATGTTTTCTACATTGGTCAGCAACTAAACTATAAATTTTGATTCCTTGGCCGCGCATAAAGATATAATTTAAGGGAACAATTGAAACGCTACTCATTGACATATTTGCTGGAATAATATTTAAAAAGTCAACAAGGTTATGGACTAGTTCACAATCTTGAATACAATATTCGCAAATTTCTCTAATCTGTTCCGGTCTACCTTCAATATAATTCTGAAATAATTTAATATGATCAAGATCGTTTTTGTTTTCATCTAAAAAGTGTTCTGCAACCTCATCCAATTTATAACTTGATAATTTATGATCGCGCTGAACAACTTTCATGACATCAATAGTAACGCGACCGGTTGATACAATCATTTTATAAATATTTTGACCCAGTCCACTTGAACTTAGTTTTTTCTCTTGAAATATTGAATCAATGAATCGATTTCTACTCATTTTCATAAATTCTTTATCTATTTTCAGGAGTTCCGTTCGTTTGTAAATATAGTTATCATCAAACCCAGATGTATTGTAACCATACATAATGTCTGGGTTTTCTTTATTCACTAAATCTCGGAATTTGAATAATAAATCTCGTTCGTTTTCGCATTCAATGACAACAACAGATTTGTCACCCATTGGTGCGCATTTCTTTTGAGTCAAAATTGCGCGTAGATAACTTTTTGTTTCAGGATACCGTCTGAATACCATACCGATTTGAATAATTTCATCCTTTGCCTGAGCGAAGTTAGGAAACCCTTCGTCTTTGCATTGACAAATACATTCAATATCATAACTCATACGCACAATACCTGAAATACTGCTTTCATAAATTGGTACTAAATCTGTATACTTACAGGTCACACTGATGTCAGCCGTTGTACTCAAATTTTTATTTTTACTGTATTTATTTTCACCAATTTGAATCCAACCACATGGTTTAATCCCCCGAATTTGCATCAGTTGCAAAACTGGATCAATAATCTCGTAAACTTGATATTTGTAGCTACTTAGGCCCTCAAATCGTTGAGCATCACGGGAAAATATTTTACTGGCATATTTGATAGCCGACGAATTAGTCCATACCAATCTTACAAATTTAAACATTTTTTTGTTTGTAAATCCATGAAAAATACGACGTTGAACTATCTTACACATATCGGTTTGCAATGTTTCAGCCAGTTCTTTGGCCTTCGACATCTTTTCCTTCAAGCCATTCACTAACAGTTTTAAATGAGTACCCGTCCAATTATCAGGGACTTGCACAAAGAAGAATGGTGTAAAATCTGTAATAGTTACTGCAACAGATTCACCTTTTGCCGTACGACCAAAAATCTGAGCTTTATATTTATTAATATACTTTTCACCGTCGTCGTCACCGTCGTCGTGGTCGTCGTGGTCGTCGTGGTCGTCGTTTTTGAAAGAATCCGAGACCATTTTCTCTTTACTTTCAGTACTATTGTAATCAAACCAATCTATTGCTTGAAATTCTAACATGATTACTTAAGTAATCATTACCACCACATATGTTTAGTTAAAAAAAAAATCAATTGCTTCCTCTTTAAACCGGTGTGCTTGTAATAGTCATACCACAGTATTCAGCATTATTACGCTGAAAATCTATACGATCATAGAATTTGTTATCAATGGCTTCACGTAATAGAAATTTAAAATTGTCTTTAAATTCGGTATTATGACCATAGCTTGAACTGGCTAAATGGGTTAGTTCATGAATAACTACAAACATTAAAAGATTTGTATTATGAAATTTGTTTGGATCTTTTCCGCTACGGACACAAAACACAATTTTTTCTCCTTTACTGAGAGAATAACTAGTTGATTTTTCTTTATTGAACGGAGATCCTTCCATAACATTTTGCGGATGGTACCTTTTTTTCATTTTTTTTATTCTATCATCTTCGGGGTATTTTTTATCAAGGAAAGCAATAAAATTAAGAATATTATCGTTCAATATAGCAATAATATTAGCTGCTTCTTCTGGATTTTCTAAATTTTTTTGAACTTTGTACTTTTTTTTATCTCGTTTAGCTTGAAAATATTCGGCATTTGTATCATTTGAATCACCAAGACCGAACCCGAAATCAATAAAATTCTCACCACTTTCAAATAATCTATCAATGATTGATTGAATCGACATTTTTTCTCTTATTAACCATTAAGGAAATAATTATTTGAAAATGGATTTCAACGAAAACAGTATAAAAAAGGTTTTTGAGATTAAAAGTTCCAATGAACTAAAATATGTACCATTTAAAATAGTACAAAAAACTATTTCTTCCACAATGAATTCATTGGTGACTCAAGGTGTAGTTGTATTTGTTGGCGATGTCGATGCAACAACAAAAGCGTTATTATTAAAAATGGAAAAAAACCAATTACCAAGTATTCAAGATTCAAATAAATTAAAGGATATATTTGGACCAAATTGGAAGTACCTATTACATATTGGAAAAACTCAAAATCAACACGGTGGAACTAATGAAACCGACAAAATCAATTTTGATGAGGACTCAGAACCAGAACCAGAACCAGAATCAGAACAAGAACTTGATTTTGATCTTGACAAAGAACTTGAAACTACGCAAACGGAAACAGTAAAAGACGAAAAAAAAATAATCAGTGGAGTCAAATATATTTACGATTATATAAATATTGACGATGAAATTGATACAATTAAGCGCAAAATCGAAGGATATATGAATATTGAATATGGCGCTCAGCACAATTGGTACATTAACCAAACCGACAAGAAAAATCACATTCTAGACTATCAATGTAGATTTATTGTCAATGAAACAATTTCGCAACCATTTACGGTAAGTATTAATGATCTTTTTTCAGACAATAGTAAAAAAAAAATTTTAGGTCTTGTGGTCGACCAAGATTTCATTCGTAAATATAAACTGAAATCGCAAATGTTTATTACGAATACAACAAATAATATATTATTTGATCAAATGGGAAACAATACGACAATGTATACAATGGACATCATTAGTATATTAAATTTAATTGGTTACGGAAAAATCCAAAGTTTACGTACAAATAACTATAATCAGTTCGAAGCATTTTATTATGGATTTGTCCTAAAATATTGGCCAGTCTTAAAAATAAACGATTTGGTTTCAATTACCAATCGTACTTCGGTTACAACAAATATTTTAACAAGTAAACAAGAATTAAAAGTATTTAGTGACCGTCAGTATTATATTAATTTAATCAATAGTATTGACCGTGATGATATTAACAATATATTTACAATGAATTCAGGTATTACCGGGTTTAATTTTACTATTAATAAAAAATTCGCCAATCTTTTTGAGACAGATATTTTGAAATTGATTGATATTTATAATGAATTGGAAGTAACTAATGAATTACCATTTATCAGTTATTATATTCACGGTATGACACAACCTAAATATAAAATTCATATTAAAGATGAAACAGAATATTTTATTAATCAGCAAACATTAAAGTGGACTGAGGGGTTTAATACAGGAATTACCTTTAAAATTCGAATGGTTTTGGATAAAAATAGTATGTTGTATGATTCGAGTTTTATGACAGTTGACCTTAATACAAAAGGTAAATTTAATGTAAAAACAACATGGAGAGAAGGGTATTCTCATAGTGTATTTGATCATATTAATTTGAATTCATTTTATGAAGTAGTTAATAATTTGATTGTCACTATTAATAAAAAAAGTCCCAAATCAGCATTTATCAAAAATATTAAAATACCAGAAATCGATCCTGAAAGAAAAAATGTTAGTTTTCAATTTATCAATTTCTTCTCACGCTTAAAATTTAAAGACCCAAATGTATCCCTCAATTATAAAGTATTGAGAATATTGGTTAATACATTTCGGTCACATGTTCGTGAAGATAATCCAAAAAAAATGAGACGCAGTCAAACTCAAAACGAAGCTAAAATTGGTTATATTAGAAAATCACAGTACCACAAATATCCCAAATCAAAACAATTAAATCAATTTTGGATTGAACCTGCAAAATTAAAGTCTGTAGAGTCGAATCACATATACACACATATTTCCGAAGCTATACAAAATGAACCGAAAATTGCTATATCTGGAATTAAAAATTTTGAAGAATTCAGATTTGTATTTAATTTTATTATACGATTGATTTATCTTAGTATTGATTTGCAAAAATTTTTCCAACGTCCTGGAACCGAACGACTTAAAGAAGAATATAAAAAAAACACGATTAGAGAAAAAAATTTAAATAAAGAAGAATATGTAGAAACGTATTATGCTAGTAAAAAGAAAGAATTATCTGAAGGAATAAAAAAATCAAGTATTAACCAAGACGGTCAAGTTAATACAAAATATAAAAAAATTAAATTATTAAAGGCGTATGATCGCAATTTATTCGGTTATAAAAAAACGGATAAATATGAGAGTTATTCTCGTTTATGTCAGAATGAAAAACAACCAATACCCATGACAAATGATGAATTAAAAAAATTCAAGACACATAAAGATCAAGGTAATATACTTTCAGTAAAATATGATTCAGCATCTGGTATTATTAATTATGCATGTGCCCATAATCTTTATAAATATCCAGGTTTTATTTCCCCTGATAAACATCCTGAAAACAGATGCCTTCCTTGTTGTTTTATCAATGACTCCACTACTAATCCTAAAAGCAAAAACGCAAAAACCTATAATATGTGTATCGGTAGTAATAAAGATGAATCAGAAAAGTACGAAGAAAAAGGGATTATTTCCCAAAAATATATTAAACAATATACTAAATTTATTCTTGATAATAAATTAAGTAATCCACCTCCTCAACTTAATCGTTTTCTTAATGATACCAAAATTGGGTTAAATGGAAAAATTGAATTTAAAGGTGAACGGAGAAGTAGGCGAAGTATTTATGAAACTGAAAAAAAACATCCGCCAACATACTTACTTCTTGGTATTCCTCAACATAGTAGATCATTTATTACATCCGTCGAATCGCTATTAGATATTCCCCGCGGACAATTAATAAATAAATTAATTGAAGGATTGCAAAATAATCAGGCAGTATTTGGAACGCTTTCTGGAGGAAAAATCAAAAGACGATTTGGTAATATTAAAAATTTTATTGATTATTTACAAAATCCAAATTCGACTATTGAACCAAGTGATATTGATGATTTGATTATTAGACTGAATAGTAAATATTCTGACAACCTTCGGATTATATTATTGTATGAATATGATGAAGGTATAAAAGTAAAGTGTAGTGACAGTACTAGCATTAGTACAGCTGAAAATCATATTGTTGTTTTTAATACTGGAAAATATTACTATCCAATTGTATTAATTGGAAATGACCCACAATCAAATAATATTGAAAAAGTATTTGCAAAAGATCAAAAAATAATAATATTGATTGATGATTTGTTAAAAAAAATGTGTTCATCTGAAAGTTTGTCTGTCGCAAAAATGAAATATGTTAATATTAATTTAAATTTGATCGATTTGCAAAATATTTTGAAAAAAATAGGTTATTTTGACAAAATCAAATATCAAATGGTTAACCATAAAAATTTTGTAATTGGTATTGTCATTTCTGATAATGGGTCAAATTTTACTTTGCCTGTTTTAATGTCGGATCCGATTAAAGGTATTCCATTAACAACAAATTATTATAATGGGTCTTGGAACACTGTTTATCCATTTCTTTTAAAAATATCAAAAGAGATTTTTTCAACGAACAAATACAAATCTCATCCGCAATTAAATAATACAATTATCAGTAAATTAATTGTTGATGAGAGCCAAAAATTTGTTGTGGGTATTGTTCTTAGATATAAATTTGAAATGTACATTGATAAAATCCCCATTAGTAAAATAAAAATTGACCCAATTATTAAAAAACTGCGATATAAAATTCAAGCATTCAGCCTTGATGCGGTCAATCAATCTATCAAAGATAATATAATTATTCCAGACAAACGTATGACTGAAACCAGTGACATTAAGTATCAGCTAGAGATATATGATTTAGTGAAATTTGAGATAAATAATCTTTTATTTCAAGAAAGAAATATTCAAATTCGAAATAAAATAATTAAATTATTTGAAAAATATCCAAACAAAACAATGATTGAGCATTTGACAGAATTAAATGAAAACATTGATCAGGTTGATATTTATCGATTAGCAGAATTGTTAAGAGTAGTCAATTATTTCGGCAAACATGAAAAAGGTACTAATACTTTTATAGATTATTTTAATAAATATACATTTTTCTTTGATTTAATGACAATTACCCAAATTGATAAAATTCTTGGTGAAAAACATTTTAAAACAAAAGAGTCCAATGTAACATTAATTGAAGATATTATTAAAAAATTGTTAGTCAATACAGTTAAAATTGGAAAACCAAAAAATAAAAAAATAAATGGCCCTTGTTCAGATGGAACTAAAGAAAAAAATTGTAAAACAGGTTATTGTGTTTGGGATAAAAGTGGGAAATGTAAAATTCTTATTGAAACGGAAACAGAATATAAAAATATACTATCACGTGTTGTCAACGAAATTATAAAAAATATTTCCGCACGAAATGAATTCTTAAAAGTTAAGATGTCCTGGAAAAAATGATTGTCATAAATGTCCTCATTACTACAAACATTAAACCTAAGCCTAATGAACGTACAGCTAGACTAGCAATTGGATTAGTTGTTAAATATGTCGCAATCAAATTTGTTGTGTATTCATTAGACATTAAAATGAATCCAATAATAATAATTACTAGATTAATTAAATTACCCCTTACAATATTAAAAGCTCGTTCTTTCAATGTTACTGGCATTGGTTTGACAGGTTCAGTGTACCTCTCCATTTGTTGATCTGCAAATCGAACCTTTTTCTTTTTTTGTTTATCTTCGACTTGTCTTGGTTCAGGTTCAGGTCCGGGTTCAGGTTCGGATTCGGATTCGGATTCGGATTCAGATTCGTAAAAATTCATATAATCTTTTGGATATAATTCTTCAATTGTTGAAAATTTAGACATTACTTTCTTGAGTGTAATGTAAGTTAAAAAAAAATTACCATGAACGCACTAAACAAATCCAAAATAGTATTTTTTTTCGTTTATCAAAGAAATTAACTTTTCTTTCATTTTAAGATCATCATTTGTGAAAACGCCTTTTTTTATTTGTTGGTTATATCTAGCTTTTACTTTTTCTATATCTTTTTTAATTTCAGCATCAACTTTTTCAATATGAGTTTTGTTTTTCTGTGGGTCAAATGTCCTTTTTTTGGCATCAATTATTTTTTTCTTTGGCGTTTTACATTTAGTACAATATGTAATAAAATTTGGGGGCAAAAATATTTGAATTGTTTCAATATTTTGAGTACTGCATTTGCATGACATTAATTGTTATTTACTAAAACATTAGAATTTAAATTGAAATTAACATAACTTAAATACAAACTTTGTTTTAATTAAAAAATAATGAAAACTAACATTAAAGAGTTTTATAGCGGTCAAATTTTTGCAAATCTGACGCTAAGTTTTAATAATCATAAAATGGTAATGCGAGAACAGAAAAATTCCGAATTAAGGCATTTGCTCAAAAATGGTAAAATTGGGGAAGCTGAACTACGCACGGAATTAGATTTATTTAACGAATCGATTCAAAATTTTACAATGGCAGATTTTTGCAAATGTCTTCAAATAAATGATCGTAACCAAATCGTAAATATGTTTACCGGTGATATAATTCAACATATGTATGGAAAAACTATTCCACATATTGCTCCAACTGGGATTTTTTGCGGCTACACATTACGCATTCCAAATGACAAAGTCATTCCAAAACACGTTCAAATTTACATTCAAATTAATTTTGAAAAACTACATCATGCAATAATGTGTGGTGAAAAAATTAAAGATAGGCAAATGCTTTGTGATATTATCAGTAAGGAAAATGACCCTAATGTTTCAATTCAATGGAATGTTACGGAAAATATTCAAAAAATAATTGAAGAACCGGTACAATACATCATGCGAAATAAACCATTTAAAAATATAAAACGCACCATATATTCATACCAATACAATAATATAAAATGGATGGAAAAAGTCGAACGTAGTATTGACGTTCCATTTAAATTTTTAAGTCCGAATCTTTACCGTGTCAAAGTTTATGATGATACTGCTGACAACGAGGATGATGGGCTTGATCATAGAAAATGTGTTTATATGGATAAATTACGAGGGAGATTTTTTACAGAATCTGGAAATGATAAAATAATGTTAGATCCGTATTTTGAAAAAATCTTTTTGCGCGGTGGAATTCTGGCTGACGAAATGGGTCGAGGAAAAACTGCATGTATGATTATTCACTGTTTGCAAAATTCGGGTCAAAAACAATCGGTTCCATTCGATATCAAAACATGCGTCAAACAATTAGATTATGAAAGATATATTACTACATCAGCAACATTAGTATTTGTACCAAATCAATGTTGTGCGCAATGGAAAGATGAAATTAATTTGACAGCAGACTTACCAGTTAATATAATTATGCTGACTGGAAAAAAAGATTACGAATCATTAAAATACAAAGATATTATTAATGCAGATTTTGTAATCTGTCCATATTCTTTCTTAAAAAATAGCATTTGTATGAATGCCTACATATTACCTGAATATACTGGATCATACTTTTCACGACTCAGTACATATAGATTTGAGTCTTTACGAAATAATGATATATTAGAACAAACGCAACCATTATTGACTATGTTTTATTGGAAACGAATTATTCTAGATGAAGCCCATGAAGTTTTTCAATCAGATATTTTAAATAATAAACAATTTAAAATTCTTGAAGGGTTGAGTTCGGAATTCCGTTGGGGTATGAGCGGTACTCCTTATGCTAGTGGTATTGATGGATTCCATAGAATGACTAAGTGGTTAAGCTCGAATGGTACAAATTGTTATACTCCGGATACTAATACAATGAATAATATGAATAAATATATATTTTCACAGTTTTTAGTCAAAAATATTGAAAGATTGCGTCCTCGTTTAATCAGAAGGAATACTAATAAAAGTACAGAACATGAAACAAAATTGCCACCAATTATCGAAAAAGAAGTTTGGATTAATTTTACGGAAATCGAAAAAGCGATGTATGATGACAAATATGTTTCCGAGCATAGTCCACTCAATTCTATCTTTTTACGCCAATTTTGCTGCTACCCTCAATTAAATGCTGGTCTCAGTAATTGTAAAAGTATGGATGAAATTCATGTTCAACTTATTAAGAATACTAAACATGAAATTGAACTACAACAGAAAACTAAGAATGATAATGAAGTTGCCTTACGCAATGCAGATGCGAATATGAAAATTGCAATTGACAGAAATCAACAATATGTAATCAGAGATTATTCGCGCCAAATTGATATGTATAAATCTCGGATTACAAAAAATCAGGCTGAAATTGAGAAATTAACACGTAGCTATAATTTCCTCTCTAATGTCATCCCTCAAATTAAATCAGGAAAAGCTGGTGAATGTGCAATCTGTTTGGACCAAATTGTTGGTGTAGGGGTAACAAAATGCGGCCATGTATTTTGCTTCAAATGTATCAATTCCCAAATGTCGGGTAACACTGGTAACCACATGTGCCCAACATGTAGAACGAATTTGACCCACCGTGATATCTATCAGGTTCAAACGAAGAAAGAAATAAATGAGAATGAAATAATTAATCCTGAATTAAAAAAATTAGTTGGCGAATATGGCAGCAAGTTAGCTAATATTATCATATTTCTTCGCGAATCATTTCAATCCAAAAATGATCATATTATAATTTTCTCACAATGGAATAAATTGTTGCTAACCGTAGGGGAAGTTTTAAAACGTAATCAAATTGACTATGTATATTGTAAAGGAAACCGCTTACAACGCGAAAAAGCTATCCGCTTATTTAACGGTGACAATACAGTTAGAGTTATCCTACTTAGTTCAGAATATGCAAGCGCTGGTACAAATTTAACAAAAGCAAACAAAATATATTTCTTAGAACCTGTCTATGGTAATAAAAAATTTAAAGAAGATATTGAATCTCAAGCTATTGGTAGAGCACATAGATTAGGCCAGAAACGCCCATTAACTATTCATCGATTCCTTATGAAAGATACTATTGAAGAACAAATTTATAAAGGTGTCGATAATATGGAAGCCCTGCCTATTCCCGAGTTTGACTAAATTCTTCACTACTCAAATTATCATTTTCATAACTTGAATCATCTTCCAAAGGTGGAAGATCGTTTTCAACTGGTTGCTCACGTGCGTCATTCATAATATTTTCAACATTAAACAACATTCTAAATGATTCTTGTAATTGATTGTTTGTGTTTCCGGGAACATTTGATTGGCATACAATACACCTACATTTTATTTCACCTGTTTCTTGAAAATATTCAATAGCACATTTAGGATGTAATACACAATGGCATCCAGGGCATGCCCATCCCCATGTTACAACTTCTATATCATGAAATAATGAACCAAAACATATTCTACATTTAGTTTGTTGAGGGGAATCGATTGAAAATCTAAACACAGTTTTATGTGGTTCAGTCAATGTTGCGTCTTCTAGTCGAGTTTGGCAAGTGACATACTCAACACCATTTGTACCATGTCGGCCAAAATCACTAGCAATAATACGTACATTTTTTTCATCATTATTCTCACTTAATGAAATAGCTGGTTGGTAATAATTCCTACGACGTGTAGTATCATATATATGCCCAATATCCCCTCGAATATCAATAGTAGCAAGAATATCTTGTGACAATGCTATGTTACTAATGATAGGTGTAAATGGACAATACAATGGTACTGTTATTTTTCCTGTTCTATTGCAAATGTTGCATTCTTCATTATGTTCTGGACAATCTTTTAATACCCAAATAATTGCACATCGTGGCATTAGTGAAATAGGTTGGTGGAGTAAGGTATTAGAAAATTGAAGGGCAAAACTAGAAATAGAGTATGTATCCTGAATAGGTATAATCTGTCCCATAATATCAATTTCACAATCATTGATAAGACCAATATCTATACATTTGAGTCTATTATGTTGTTCAAGTAGGAACCGTGACGAATTTTTAAGTTTAATCATTTGTTTCTCTTTTGGTATTAGAAGGACACTTTCGAGATACTGTTTTAATCCACCTAAAGTAGTATCTTGGTTGATTTGAATTGCTTTGCGGTTATTACCAAGTATAGAGCTTGGAGCATACACGATCAATTGTAACATTTTTGAATTTAGTCATGTAAAAATAAAATAACCTGCTTATTATTTTTTCAAACAGATACATGGTATTGATCTAAAACCCATTTAGCAAACAATCCAAATAATAATACTAAAATAGCCCTATTGTAAAATTTAATGATCCGACGCGATTGTATTGGATTAGTAAAGTATTCTTTAGTATATACATTAGGATATGCCTCGGGACCATAGTTTAATTTAGTTAAATATTCATCATTTTTTGCTATAATATTTTTGCTGCTTTTTGGGATTGTAGTTCTAATAGGTGGTGTAGGCACTGTGCTTCCAACAGGATATGTATATTGTCTACTAGATGCAATTTGAGATAAATTAGTACCGTCTTCTTCTTTTTCATGATTTCGCCTAAAATCCCTATCTAATTGTGGTCCATTTGGCTCGAAGGAGGTAAATGTTTTACCATATTCATTTTTATCTGACTGATATGCTGAATATTTGCTATATTTTGGTACTCTACCCCAAGCCTCAGTCAAACTTGAATATTGATTATCATACGACATTTTCTTTCTTGATAAAAGATAAGGAAAAAAAATGGAGGAAACTATCTTAAATAATAATAAATTAGTATTAGTACTTTGTGTGATTTTTGCAAATCTAACAAACAAAGTTATGGAAAAAGAAATAGAAAATTTTGATAATAATGAAAAATGTCAAAACAGATTTGGCTGCAATATTAAAATGCTTTTTGACAAAGATCATCACGTTGTAAGAAAAATAGCTATCTTCTGTATGACTTATATTTTTACTCGCGATTTTAAAGTATCATTAACTGTATCATTACTGTTTTTTATTATTAATGATATATTGTTGACTAAATCACGTTTAATCTTAAACTAATTTTTTCTATTCAAGTTAAATAAATGCCAAAGTCAAAGTCAAAATTGAAATCAAATGACGCTATTAATGATCTCGATCCTATTATTAATGTTAATGTAAATGTAAAAAATGAAGAATATTATGATGTTGAAGTATGTGAAAATTGTGGAGCTGAAGGAGAATGCTATTCAGACTGCGAAGAGTTTGATTATGTCAAAGTTTGCGAGGCATGTAATAGAGAAAAATGCAAACCAGGATGCGAATACTACGGGCTTCCCGATGAATCAAATGAAGATGAAAATTTTGAAGAAGATGAGGAATGCGAATACTGTGGAGCTGGTCCTGGAGAAGATTGCGCTTCAGACTGTGAAGGTGGAAGCGAAGAGTCTGACGAAAGCGAAGGTGATAACGAGGATGTTTGTGAGGTATGTGGTGCTTCACCGGATGAAGAATGCTATTCAGATTGCGATTGTGAAGAATGCGCTGAGTTTGACGATTCCGATTCTGTCTAAATACCCGAACGTCAATTCTTTTTTTGCAATTGAAAAATTAAACAATTAAATACAACAATTTGGCTGTTTTAGGCTTAGCATTAAAAAAAGTAAATAAAATGAACTTTTTTCCTCCTGATTTTAATGCAGACACAATGTTTCCATCGCATCCCTATAATCCAGAGTTAGAAAACATAAGATCTTATATTGTTGAGTGCGTTAAGAGTGGTGGGAGATCAATAACGACTGTTCGAGGAATAACAATTAATGCTAAAAACACAGTTCGGATTGATGTAACTCGGCTTAAACTTGGAATGACTTTTAGAAATCTTACAATAATTTATCAAGAATTAACCGATCTAAAATTTATTGTTGAGTATGAGATGGAAGGAAAAACAATAAAATTTGAAGAAATCGATCCATTTGGCAAAATGCCAAATGTTATGCTAATTGGTTCGAAAAATGATGCACAACATTTAACACCACCAAGAATGGCCCAACAACAGTTTCAAAATTTCCATCCGTGGCAACCAGCTAGTTCAGAACCCAAATAACGTTATTTTTTTTATTTAAAGAAATGTTTTGTAATATATTTTAATGTGTGGTATATTCTTATATGCGTGCCCAACTGGGGGCCCACAAGAAGGTCAATTTGCTGAAGTTGCAGCAGAATTTGATAAAATTAAACATCGTGGTCCGGACAATTCAAGTCTTAAAAAAATTAATCGGAAAGACAGTGTAGTTTACATTGGGTTTCACCGTCTTGCTATTATGGATCCATCTGAAAATGGAGATCAGCCTTTTGAATACAAAGATGCTACATGTGTTTGTAATGGTGAAATTTATAATTACAAAGAAATCGCCAATCAATTAATTTACAATAATTGGTACGAATGTATGTCTGGTTCGGATTGCGAAGTTATTTTACCATTATTTAGAAATCTCGGTATGGAACAGACATGTGATGTATTAGATGGTGAATTTGCATTTATTATTTACGACCACCAATCGGGTCAAATTTTCGCAGGTACTGATTTTCTCCGAACACGACCCTTATTTATTGGACATGGTGTCGCTGGTAGCAATATTTATGCTATCTCCAGTGAAATTAAGAGTCTCCAAAATTTACCTGGTATTACAAGTATTAATCCTTTCCCACCTGGTACATGGTGGTCAAGTAATGAACCTTTTGTATTTAATAAATACACCGATTCGTTTAGTAGTATTCGTTGCAATCAATTTACCGATCTCGAATCAATTCACTTAAATGTTAATACAATGTTTACTAATGCAGTAAAAGTTAGAATGTCAGCAGATCAAGATATTGGTTTTTTTCTTAGTGGAGGCGTGGATTCTAGCTTGTGTTCACTTGTTGGCTCAAAACTTAGTAGTAAACCAATCATGACATTTACAGCTTCATTTAGTCCTGATGGCCCCGATATTTTAGCATCGCGGAAAGTTGTTGAAAAAATCAAATCAAACCATCATGAAGTCATTTTTAGTATTGAAGATGGTATTGCAGCAATTCCTAGAACAATCAAGGCGCTCGAATCATATTGTTGTACAACTGTTCGCGCCAGTGTGCCACAATTATTATTATCTGAATGGATTCATACTAATTATCCCAATATTAAAGTGATGATTAGTGGTGAAAACGCTGATGAGACATTTTGTGGGTACGAATATTTTAAATATGCTCCATCTGCTGTCGCTAGTCGAAATGAATCAATTAAATTATTAGAAAATGTACATTTGTATGATGCGTTGAGGGCCGACAGAACTGTTTCTAGTGTTGGAATCGAATTACGTGTCCCATTCACTGACCGCACATTGGTCGAATATGTATTATCACTTCAACCAGAAATTGTTAGAGCGCCAACACCTGAGGAAATGAAACAAAATGTTCCTGGTGAAATTCCTCGTTTTATTGAAAAAAAGATACTCAGAGATGCATTTAAAGACCAGGGGCTCCCTGAAAGTGTATTATATCGGTCAAAAATGGGATTGAGTGATAGTTGTAGTATGAGTTGGGTTGATTCAATTAAGAGGTATGCGGAAGAAACTGTTAACAGTAATAGATTCGAATTAAGACATTTGTGTTTTCCTATTAATACCCCTCGGACTAAAGAAGAATTCATGTATAGGGAAATTTTTGAAAGAATGTATCCAAATAATGAAAATATAATTAATGGACATTGGATGCCAAATCAAGATTGGTTTGATACTCCATTGACTGATCCATCGGCCAGAATAATTGGGACATTTGTTGGTAAATAATAAAAAAAAAGATTTACGCGGTATTTACTTTGAATAATTTTTTTTCTCTGCATTAATCTCTCGCATAATTTCAGCCATTTCAGGGTCATCTTCTGGTCCAACCATATTTTTGTCAGGATTAATGTGTCCAGGTGGCGGGCCTCTGACGGGACCTTTAGCAGTTGTTTCCATTTTATTGATATTATTTTCAAAACTTTGGCTTGGATCGTATTCTTGATTGCGAACACCCATCATTTTAGCGAAAACTTTGGGTACCTTATTTGCTGCTGAATATTGAATTGCGCTGGACAACAACATGTATCCTAATTGGATTTCAGGTGGAGCATCAACCTTACTCTTATACTTTTCGATCAATTTTTCTAAGACATCATCATAATCGTAAATATTACTCTTAAGTTCATCAGGCCATCCTTCAAGTTCAAGATCAATAGGTGTATATTTAGAGAGTAAATTTGAACCAAATGTAATTACCTTGGCACCATTCCATAGTAAATTCCTTGCAATCTTTAGATCCCTTTCGAGTTGGAAAACCTTTTTCGATTTCATTAACTCAAATTTCATTTCGTTCAGATCGGAATTTAATGTAAAATGTTTAGTAAAAGTAACTCCACGTTTTTCTAAGCGTGCAAACTCAAGAATAATTTTTTGTTTCTCTAACATTATTTCCTCTTGGGATAACATTTTGATTTTATCTCGGCGAGGTATACTAGCACTCCGATCTTGTCTACTACGACTGCGACCACGTTTGGGTGTACCTACTACGCTCACTGATTGGCTTGCACTTCGTGAATGCGATCGGCTACCTTCACTTTCTTCGACTGATCCTTGTTCTTCACTCTCATCTACTTCACTCGCAGATCTACTACTACTTTTTTCACCTGGTGCTAAAGGTAATGTTGGCCGTTTATCAACTTTTCCCTTCACCATTGAAACAGATGCACTTTTACTTGCACCACTATCTTCTGATTTACTGATTTCATCTAAGATACTTGGTTTTGCTTTATGTTTATGTTTAACTGGGGCAGTAACTTCATCGTAATTAATATTAAATTGATCGTCTGGTATTGATGCTCCAGAATTTTCTTCATTACCATCATCATTTTCAAGATTGTTTGCCATATTTAATATATTTCTTAGTCCCGATAAGTTAGTAACTTTGTTGTCTCCAGACATTCTTATTGTAATCATACCGTTAATAAAATTTTAAAAAGAAACGCACATTACATGTAGTATGTTTTTAGGTACCAATAACACATTAAAAACGAATCGCTCAAATCATCTTTTTTTCTTAATGATTCAAAATATGCAGTGTGTTTTTTACTATTACTAATCATAAATCGACAAATTTTGATTGCGTTTTCTTTCCGATTTTCATAACTATTATTCCATTCGAGATCCAATCCAGGTGGCTTCAATCTTAATTTATGTTTGGCACTTAAAAAGATAATCCTTTCAAATTGTTTTTTATCAACCATTCCGCGCATAATAAAATACATATGAATCCAATAACTAAACTTTTTCATTCGACCATTAATTTTTGGCTGATTCTCAATTAATAAACGATCTGCTGTCAATAATTCAGGATGTTCGTCTAATCTTTTAGCCAATACAATTGCCAAATTTGTATCTGATATTCTTGGTGGGCGATTTTTTAATTTATTAAACATTTTTTTGTACTTAGCTGACTCTGCTACCGTCACATGCGCTTTACAATACAAATTATTCACACACTTTTTTTCACATAATTTCATTTTGTTTTCACCCTTAAGATAAATATATTGACACGTTCCAATAATATCTGTTTGATCACTCGGCAAATGTGTTTTACAATAATCACTTACACCTAAATAGACCTTACCTCCACATTTTTGACCCATTTTGTCCCCACGTGTAAATTGGTATGTACATAATTTTCCCCCATAATGTTTAATACAATATTGTTGCCCACGGACTGCCTGCTTTTCACATTCAGTAATAGAACAATTATGTACACATCCGTCATCATGTGAATCTAATAAATTTAATACACGCCAACTAATAATTTTAGGCGGACCTTGAAAATTATATTCAAGAATTGTAAACGATAATGTTTTAATACCAACATCAAACGCAGCTATTCGAACTAGTTCTTGTTCTTGTTCTTGTTCGGATCTTTCACTCAATGAATCTTCTTCTTCTGTACTCATTACAATTAATTTATCTGTTATGTATTTAAGTAAAAAAAATAAATAAATACACAAATTAATGGACGATTTTAATAAATTTACGCGTAACTTTCTTTCGATTGTTAGGAGGTGGTTTGGATCTTTCTAGTACATATTGATTTACCTGTTGTGTATTATTACCATTTTTACTAATATCTTCTAATTGAAAAGATATTCCCGAAATAGGCGGATAAATAATCTTGTAACTACTAATATTACACTCTTTAATCAAATCGCGATATTGCTCAATAGTCAATTTTCCTCCATACCCAATCATTACTTCTTTTGGAGGAGCAGGTAAAATTTCTTTTACTTGTTCGGTTTCCCCATGAATTTCATAATATAATGTATGTAATAAAGAACATTTTCTCAATCTCTCATGTTGATTTTGATCTAATGAATATAAATTATATGCCATCGCACAATTAAAACTACAAAAACATCCAAGAATTGTATATTTACCATTATGAAATTTTGTAGGTATAAAACACGGAACTGTTTCAAATGATAATGTACACCACCAACATTTAATATTAGTTTTCTCGGGCCAAACTCCCTTTGAAAATAATTCTGGTAATGAAATAATTTTATTTGTGTCATTACACATTTGTTCCCCTGAATTAGTATCTTGGATGCTACTATTGTGGGTAGCATTATGAGGGTGTTTTGTTGCACGGAGTCTTACAAAACTTTCTGAGTCGCCTGTATTAAATGCTGTTGGTGTATTCGCAATAGGTGAATATTCTTTACTAAACATTTGATTTAATTGGTTATTAATTCGTTCAGTATCTTCTCGCGATAGTTTCAATTTAATTAAGATTGGTTTATTAATCATACTACATACAGGTACTAAAATTGACTGTTTTTGTTCCTGTAGTTGTGATTTCGGTTTCCTCCCTCTTTTTTTCGGAATATCATCTATACTTATTTTTTGATCTTCCATATTATTTGAAGTTGTTACTAACTTATTCTTTAAATTGATACCATTAATTTGAAAATACTTAAAGACTAGATCCAAAATAGTGAATAATAATATGGAAACTCCCTCCCAAATACCTGAAAAAAAACTGTTATCTTCTAATTTAGGACTAGTATTAATGTCAGTAGTAATAACACCAAACTTTCATTGTAAAATAGAATTACTACCGTTATTAAAACTATTCAAACTCACCAAAACAATCATTGGTATCAAATATGGAAAAGATTATAAAAAAGGTAAAGTCAAGTCTACTACTCAAGGCTTTTACAATAGTATAACTTTTACAATTACATTAAAAAATGGAAGGGAAGCAAGTGTAAAATTATGTAATGACCTTGTTGTGCATATTTCTGGTCTCAAAAGTTTACATGAAGCGTATCTAATTGCAAATTTATTATATGAAAAAATAATTAAAAAAAACATGTTACCGAATCTTCTTCCTATTGATTTTCGACCGATTAAACATGATATTATTTTAATGAACAGTGGTTACAATGCAAATATTAAAATCGATAGAAAACAATTAACCAAAGTATGTATGGAAAAATGCAAATATACTGCATTTTTTACTCCTAACTCATACTCAGGTGTTAAAATTTATCCAGCAAAAGATCTCGCAATATTAGTATTCAGAACAGGTAAAGCTATTGTTACTGGTGCAAGGTCAATGAAAAGATTAATTGATGGGTACTTTCTTATTGAAAAAGTTTTTAGAAAATATTATGAATTAATTGTAGAATGACATAATGTCATTTATCTGATTCCAAGAGTACTGCCATTTCTGGTTTTTTTAATAGCAATGCGTCTTCATTAAATGGATTTTCTTGTAATAATAAATGTGTTTCTTTGGCAATGGGTCTGATTGTTCCATTTTTTCTCCAAAGTTCTTCTGATCGGTAATGTTCGTATTTTAAAAATTTTATTTTTTTGAGTTCTTTTTCAGTTTTTTCATAGTTTGGCCAACAAATATATATTTTGTTAGGTGCAAAAAAACGCACATAAAATCCAGCTTTACGTAAAGTAAACATGACATGACATAAACATTCAGTAAAATTATAATATTTCTCACCCATTATACTAAACGGTATGCGATATTCTGTATAATCTCGGCTCAATTGTTTGTCGGCCCGTTTTATTTTATCAAAACATTCATCAGCTATTTTTTCATATAGTTTTTTAATTTCAAATTCTCTCAATAAATTATCATAATGTAAATCTTGCGCTGAAAATCTCTCTCCATTTTTTTCAACATTGTCCATTTTTAATATATCATCCGAAATAAAAATAAATATTACTGAATCGAACCAAATCGGTTTGCGATCGCAGCTTCATAATTCTGGTGAATCTCTTCAATGAGGCTGTTGCACTCAGAAATCTCCAAAAGAGCATCCAATGCACTCATGGCAGTTGTGTAGTGGAACTCTATCATTCCACATCGATCTTCTCGCAGGTGATCTCGAAACAATCGGAGCGATTTAGCAGAATCACGCGCTTGCTCAACATCTCCAGCCTTGACCCAGAGCAGAAACAGTTTGACATCACGAGCCACCATATCTGCCACAGCACCGTCCTTAGGCATGGTGACTCGAAACGAGACGATGGCCCGAAATATATCGTACTCTGCACTGCCGAATCCGGCCAGAAGAGATGCGCGTTTCTTTGCAACCGCAGCGGCGGCCTTGGTAGCCCTATCCTTCTTCTGCTTCTCACGAAACTGAATAATCGCGGCTTGCTCCTCTTGTATGGTAAGGAAACGATGCACGCGATCTCTGACATCAATAACGGCTTTCATCTCCAGGTATCGCTGGTACCCATTTTGGTAATCAGTCTGTAGCTCTTCGCGTATACGGGTCCATCCTTGTTTGTTGTTGAGCCAATTAGCACCTACTGTCATGGCAATAAGCCGGATAACATCCTTGCCAATCAACGTGACGCCAGCATGTCTGCGTTTGAACAATCCAAGCAGGATTATGGCAGGCTCTTGAACTAAACTTCGCAATCGAAGAAGATACACGAGCATCGTCGTGCGGTCTAGATGAACATTTGACCACATACAATGTTCAACACCTCTTTCCCAATTTACAGGGGACTTCCACCAATCTGGACCCTGTAGAGGAGCGGTGTTGCATCGCTTGCTCTCAAATAGAGCCTCAAGCAGCTTACTATCAGTAAGCTTCGACAACATTTGACCACACGACGGTGTTCAAAACGTGTAAATCAAAAAAAACAAAGCTTTAATTTTCAATTATTTTTGGCATACTGGTTATAACACATGTAAATAAAAATAAATATTACCATCCTCATTCTTTCATTAGCCGACACCTTTGTTCATACTCTTTACGCAACTCTGTTTTGATTTCATCCCAATAACTGTACTTTACATTACGGGAAATGTATTTGGTTACATCTCTGCCGATCAGTCCGAACAATGGGTTTCCGCGCTTCTGCAGGCCGAGCAGAATTGTTGCAGTCTGCTGCACCGATTCTTTCGCTGAAGCAAGCCTTCTAATCATATCAAGGACCATTACTCGCTCAGTCATTGGTTCAGATGCCTCTTGCAATTGTATGGTGTTGCAGTTGTGTTGACAAAATAGCGTCCGGAGGTGGTGTCCAAGCAAGGCGGTGAATTTGGCCAGTTTACGTTGGTATTTTCGATAGATTTCAGATGGGGATGGGTTCAAATAAACCAGCATCATTAACAGATCATTACAATTCACCGTACATGAAGCTACCAGTCGATCGGGGGGGTGGTGCAGTGGGGAGTGGTATCCGACACTATCCCAAACATCGGACTCCCAGCACACCGCCTTGAAAACCACTTTGCCATCGACTTTGCCATCGAATTTCTTGATTTGGTTAAACGCGTCAAGCAGCCAAATCATATTAATGGGATCGCCACAAGAGAAGTACTTGAGCGCTCCCGCATGCGTAAAGCCATTTACCGACTCCTTCCTCTGATTCGGCTTCATCACACAACCGGTCAGTACGATAATAGTAAATCACAAAAAACCAAAGTTTTAATTTTCAATTATTAACGACCAATAACAGTATCTAAAAATGCAGCCATTGCTTGGTATTCGCGAGGCCCATCATATTGCAAAAACTTTTGTGTAAGATTGTCTCGGATTTTTAGTGTAGGGTACCCAGTGACATCATGTCGGCTGCACATCTGTTTTTGAATATCGCAATTATATTCTTCGAATCCAATTTTGTCCGAATATTTATTTTGTAGTTTTCGCCATTCGGGTTGCAGGCGTTTGCAATATCCACACCATGGTGTATAAAATTTAATGAAGGTGTACCTATACTTATTCTCAGAAGAGAATCCTTCAGCTTCACACGAGCGTCGCCTTAATGAACTGAAAACCAGACATGCAATGGCGACGACAATAAGAAGACATAGTATTAATTCCATTTGTCCTATATTTTAAGCTAAGAAAAATATTACTTAAACATTTTTAAAATTAATCAATTAAATGAATTGTAATCTTTCACAGAACGACCAAGAAAAATTTGATGAATTAGAAAAAACTCAAGATCAGTTTAAAGAATGTATCGTAAAAATGCTCATGAACGAAATGATTATTAATGAGGCACGTGGAACTGATGATAATAGAAAAATTTATCGTAAAAATGTTCTCTCGTGGATTAATGAATACGTAAATAATAATGGAAAAAATGAACCAGATCATTTTCGTATTGAATATGAATTCGAAGTCAAAAATGAAAAAAAAAGAAAAGTTATGTTTTCTGATCAAAAAATAGAAATTCCAGAAAATGTACTTAGAACAGCATTTCTCAGTGGCAAAAATTCACGCCTAACTCAATTTCAAGTTGATGGTGATCCATTAACTACCCAAACATTTAGTGAAATTTCTAATTCAGATAATGTAGTTGGATTTAAAAAAATAAAATTAGACGACTAACACTCTTATACAATATTACACCCGGTTCCACAAAAAGGAGTTGGTTTTTCTTTGCGTTGGCAATCTGCAGTTGGTTCGAAATCACTTACTGATACATTGGAAATATTTGTTAAGGTCTGACATCCCATCAATTCTTTTTTTTCATCATCAGTAATAATACTTATCCAACAATTATAATAAACTGTCACATCTTTCTGTGCCAATGTCCAAAACTTTTTAAATAGTTCGAAGTTTGTTAGATGCAATTGGTAGTTATCAACTAATAATAAACCTTTAAGCGGACCAAGAATATAAAAATAATATTCTTCGGAATTGAATGTTGATCTGTTTGTATCAATATATAATTCAATCATAATTGTTTTAGAACGTTCGCCAGTTTTAAGATCTTTTTCAAAAATTTGATTTCGTAGTTTTTCTATTTCTTGAGCATAATCCATTTGGAGCTTTAATGTTTAATTAAGAGAAAAAATAAAAAGAAGAATACGCGATTAGAGTACAGTTGTTGTCATACTTCGTGTACCCAGTGTACTAACTGGTTCAACCATATATTTAATAATAATTGTAATAAATCCGGTTGTAATATCAGCAAACCCAGCAGTTAAGACGATATCATTAATTGCTCCAGCTGGAATTGGCAATGTATCAGGTTTCATTATCAATGGAGGATCAGGTAAGTACCTAATAAAATTATGCGTATTTAAATCATCGGTAACAAAACTAATAACAGGTGTATACTTTGTTTTATTAGTAACGATTCCAAGTTTAATAATTGCTCCTGGTGTTAAAAATGTTTGAGATGCATATGATAAACCTGGATTATTCGCGCGTTTAACAACAATTTCAGTAATAATTGCATCATGTGGTAAAATTACATTACTTTGCGGGCCCGAATAAGGCGGATTAGGATAATAATATGTAAGTGTTTGCCCACCTGGTTGTTCAGATGCTATATCTTTAATAGATCGATTAAGTACGGACACTGAATTTGGAAATAAAGGAATTGGTCCGATTGCGTCAAATTGTATTGTTTGGACACTCATGCTTAATTTTTCAGTAGAAAATAAAAAAGTGCAGACATTAGACTTATTTTTTTTTATCATTATTAATTAATACGTGAAAGTTAAATTAATGTTTAATGCAACTGTAATTGTAAAATATTCTACTACAAAGCCATTGCCTAGTTATATTGATCCTGACATTAATTTGTCAACAAATAATGTTCCAAAAAGTACATTAGTTGGATCGCAAAATGGTATTTTGATTGTTGACGGTATATCAGAAGTATCAACAATTGCTACTCTCCCATGTGTCGCTGGTAACTTAGATGGTAAATATTTTACTATTGATACACCTAATAATGGTTACTATGTTTGGATGAATGTATTTGGATCTGATCCTGGTCCTATCGCGGGACCTTTTGGTCCACGTATTGGAATTTCGATTCCTCTTGCAAATAATGTAAGCGATATCAATGTCGCTATTGCTATTCGATCAGCTATGTTAGCTACTGGGGAATTTATTATTCCTCCCCCTGTTCTAAATCTACTAACAATTACTAATGTAACCGAAGGTACTATCGTTAATGCAATCACTGATGGAAGTGGATTTTTACTAACAGGATTTACATTTGCTGTATTAACTGTTGGTACAGGCTCAATTGCCCTCGGTGATCGCATTCTTGTGAAAGATGAAATTGCTGGGTTAACTCAATATAATGGAATTTATTTAGTATCCCAAACAGGATCTAATGCATTACCATGGCAACTCCAACGCGATTTCTCAGTTATTTATCTAAAACAAGGTGATACTGTTTTTATCACCAGCGGAACAAATAATTCGGGTTCACTAGCAATCTTGAATAATAATATTACTATGCCTGGCCAATCTGGATCACCTGCTAACTTCACTATTATTATGGGCTCGGGTGGAGTCGATTTTAACTCAATTGCCCCTCTTGGAAGTCCTGATGTATGCGGATCTATTATTGTTAGAACAGATAGTACTGCTCAAGCAGGTATTGGTGATTCTTGGACTGTGTTGCAACCAGGCAGTGCTGGTCAATATTTGCGTGTAGCAACTAATCCTACAATGCCACCACAAACAGAACAATGTCTTGAATGGGGATCAATTGACACAAACTCTCTTCTTAAACCTCCTCTTCAAGTTGACGGTGATATGATCATTCTAAAAAGTACTGTTCCTAGTAGATTAGCAGCAGGATCACAAGGTCAATTTTTAGTTGTAGATCAAACAATTACTAATATTCCAACAAATGGTGTTGCATGGAAAAGTATTACAATTAAAGATATTTCTCCTCCAGCAGCTAACTGCGGTGATATGCTCGTTTATGATGGTTCCGCTTGGCAAGTCCTAGCGAATCCAAGTGCACCTGCCTTTAATAACTATGTACTTACTATCGACACACTGGCACCATTGTGTGTTAATTGGAAACAGTTTTCCGCATCAGCTGTCGGCCTGATCGGTCAAGTTCAATATACAAATGGTGCAGGTAGTTTCTTAGCAACACCTGGATTTGAATTCAATAATTCTCCTAATGTTTTAACTATCCCAGCTATTGGTAAATATTCGATTAAAAGTGCAGCAACACGAACCCTTCTCTACGCCCCAAGTACTACAGATCCAAGTTTATCTACTAACGTCGCAGTTGGTGGTGATGTTAGTGCAAGCATTACGGGAAGTAATAATATTATCATGGGGTCAGGCTCATTTGGTAGTGCTAATGCAATCAGCCAAACTATTATTATTGGAAACAATGCAGCAACTGGGGCCGTGTCTGGTTCAGAACTAATTGTTATTGGTCATAGTGCTCTAGCTCTTGCTGATACGCCGCAAAATATGATTGCAATTGGTTCGCATACCTTAGATAACTTTATTGGATATGTTGGTGATGCAGGTAACGTTGCAATTGGATTCGAATCGCAAACATCTCATGCAAGCGCTCTAAAAAATACATCTTTAGGTAGTGGAGCACTCAGAAATATGCTCGGTTCGCCAGGCAGTCCTGGTAATAATACAGCAGTTGGATTTGAAGCTGCAAGAAATACTCTAAATGGTCAATATATTTCTGCACTTGGCTATCAATCTCTATATAATAACCAAAACGGTAATAGATCTTGTGCCGTCGGTTGGCAAGCTTTGTTTGGTTCAACACTCGGCAGTTATGATGATATGTGCGCATTTGGTCATAGATCATTAAGTTCAGTTGATGGATCCGGATTATTCAATAATGCTTTTGGATCGCAATCATTACGAAGTCTCGTCGGCGGTAACTTCAATAATGCTTTTGGATATAATGCATTACGCGATAATATAAATGGAAATAGGAATAATGCTTTTGGATACCAATCACTCAGATTAATGACTAGTGATGACAACTCCGCATTCGGCCATGCAACAATGCAATCTGCAACTGGTCTGCAAAATTGCGCTTTCGGTTCGCAATCACTAACAGCTTTAACTAATGGCGGAGATAACTCAATGTATGGATTCCAATCAGGTTTCAAACTAACTACTGGACAATTCAATTCAGGCTTTGGTTCACAAGCTCTCCAAGAATCTGTTATTGGAACATTTAATAGCGCTTTTGGATATCAATCACTAAACCAAAATGTTGGTACTAGTAGTAATAGTGCTTTTGGTGCATTAGCAATGCAAAATAATACTGGTTCAAATTCTTCTGCATTTGGTTACAATTGTTTGAATAGAAACTCTAGCAATAGTTGCGCTTTTGGCGCAAATGCTCTTAGCTCAGGTGCACTCGGTTCAAATAATTTGTGCGCATTTGGCTTCAATGCTCTACAAAGTAATACAAATGGCGCAAATAATAATGCATTTGGTTACCAATGCCTTGTCAGTAATACGACAGGTGATAACAATTGTAGTTTTGGCAATACTACTCTAAATGCTAATACAGTCGGTGATAATAATAGTGCTTTTGGCTCAACTGCACTTAGATTCAATGTCACTGGTCTCAATAATTGTGCCTTTGGATTTAATGCTGGCGCATATATTACTACAAGTAATAATAGTGCTTTTGGTACTAGTGCTCTCGGTGGATTAGGACCAAGTGTAACTGGTATTGAAAATAATGCATTCGGCTATCAATCTTTGTACCGTATCACTAGTGGTAACTCAAATGTTGCAATTGGTAATAATACTGGTGACAGTATTACAACAGGTAATAACAATACATTACTTGGTAATACTTCCGGAACATCATTGGTTAGCGGTGATGACAATGTTATTGTAGGTCAAAGTGATGTTACAGCTACTAGAAGTGGATGTATTCTTCTCGGTAATGGTGCAGTTGTCACTAAAAATAATACAATCGGTTTGCCATCCAGGGCCACAAATAATGGCGCAGGATTGACACCTGGTGGAGCAACTGCATTACCTGCAACTCCAAGAACATATCTCGAAATTAATATTGGCGGTACTCTCTACTCAATTCCATTGTACACTTAAAAATTAAAAATTAAATTTTTTTTTCTAACTAATTATTGCCCGATAGTATAATTGCGCATTACACTGAGTTTACCACTCAGAGACAATGGTTCGAATCCATTTTGGGCAAATTTTCGCGTTTAAATTAAAAAAATTTTTTCTTGTTTTATTATGTCCTAGTAGTATAATGGCAATACATATGACTGTTAATCATATGACGGAGGTTCGATTCCTTCCTAGGACTGTTATTTTAAATTCAAAGTGTCGAGAATGCATTTTTTGCAAAGTTTAATAGGAGGATGATTTGCACATGTACTTCTATGACATGTCAGACATTTTGGCGACTCAAAGTCTATCTTAATCCAACATGCTGGGCAAACATTCTTTTGAAATCGACATGGCATCTGATCTGTATCCTTAATGGCAATACACATTTGACAATTGTAAATTAATTGTTTCAAATGACCGCAACCTGTTTTTTTGCAAACTTTACATAATCGTTGAATAGCACAATACTCCAAATCGAGACAAAACTCCAAACAATGATAATAAGCATTACATCCCCCATACAATTGATCGTTATGTCGTAACTTGAATAAATCATGCAAAATGATTTTCCTCCAGTACCTAGATACTAATGATAATGATCTCAAATCATTGTTACTTAAATTATCGCATAATATTAATGCAATATCCTTTGAAATGTTCCCTAAATTTTGGCTCATTATTAAATTGAAATTGAAGGCTACCTATCATTTTTTTTTTCAGTCCGATTAAAATGAATGACAATCCAAAACAATATTGCTGTTGCCCAGTTGTTCCTACTGAAGCATGTGGTTGCCCACCAGGTACTATTAGAGCTTCTCTTGCATTATCTTCAACTTTAATAATTCTTTTGGGTTTGATCGCATTAGTAATTGTCCTTGTTGTTAATCAACAATGGGCATTAGCTGGTACAGTCGCTAATGGTCCAACTGCTATACTTAGTGCTATTATTAGTTACTACTTTGCTTCACGTACAGCTCAAGGGAAAAAAGATGAATTACAACATCTTCCTAGTGAAAGTGTTTAAAACTTTTTTTATTCTAAAGTTTAATTAATGAACGTTTTCGCAGATTTAATAAGTTTAATTAATGTTTGCCTCATGATTTATTTACTTTTCTCTAAAAAATTTATTGCTCTACTTGGAATATTTGTTCTCATGTTTTTAAATAGTGCAATCAAAAATCAAATACGCCAAGTTCGCCCAGAAAATGCAAAAGATTGCGATCTTCTTAATGCAGGTGGACCTTCACATTCATTTGGTATGCCGAGTGGCCATGTCGCCATTATTGTTGCAATACTAATATTTCTTGATGTCAACCCATTACTAATAATAGTAAGCGCAGGATTAATGTGCTGGAGTAGAGTCACTAGAGGCTGTCATACCCTCTCACAATCTATCGCAGGTGGAATTCTAGGGGCAGTTTTTGGTATTGTATGGAAAATACTCCAAATATTTTTTCGTACATTACATTACATTATGAATTTTGACCCTATCCTATTTAATACCCTGTTACCAGGGAAAACCCTAGTTGAAGCAAATAAAATTACTACAAAAAAAGGATATACTACATATTGCGCTCTAAATAATGGAGTCGAACGCCCAAACACTTGGAAAAATGAACCGAATGGTATTTATGTTGAAATTAAATCTGGTACAATCCATAAAGTATTACGTATCATTAAATCAGATGGTTCAAATAGATTAGATCAAAAAAAAGAAAATACTATCCTTACATTATAATACAAGATATGTATCTACCCCTTTCATTGGTACTAAATCACCCTGACTCACAATTTGTGAATACTGGTATCGCCTATTTTGTTTAGTATCATTAATAATCACTGCACACTTTGGACCAGAACTAGTTTTACATATATCCAAAACTGTACCCAATTCTTCTGTCGTATAACTAGTTGTTGTCGGATTGTGATATGATGGGACAGAATCTTTAACCTGCGTATATCTGTTTTCTGGCATTTCTGCATCAGCATATACTACTTCAGGATCATACACATAATCGGGTCCCCAACCTCCTCCCCAACGGCGCCCCCAACCTCCTCTCCAATGACGCCCCCAACGTCCAGGTCCGCCAGGTCCCCAGCCTCCAGGACCTCCTCCAGGACCCCAGCCTCCAGGACCTCCTCCAGGGCCTCCAGGGCTTCCAGGGCTTCCACCTCGGCCTCCAGGGCTTCCTCCAGGGCCTCCAGGGCTTCCACCTCGGCCTCCAGGGCTTCCTCCAGGGCCTCCAGGGCTTCCACCTCGGCCACCAGGGCCTCCACCTCGGCCTCCACGGCCACCACCTCGGCCACCAGGGCTTCCACCTCGGCCTCCAGGGCTTCCACCACGGCCTCCAGGGCTTCCACCTCGGCCTCCAGGGCTTCCACCTCGGCCACCAGGGCTTCCACCACGGCCTCCAGGGCTTCCACCTCGGCCTCCAGGGCTTCCACCTCGGCCACCACCTCGGCCACCAGGGCTTCCACCACGGCCTCCAGGGCTTCCACCTCGGCCTCCAGGGCTTCCACCTCGGCCACCACCTCGGCCTCTACCTCGGTCACCAGGGCCGAATTGTTCAGTGCTACAATATGACCATTTATAATTGAAATTACCTAAGAATACAACTATTAAAACAATAAACAAAGATGCGATAACAATTTGTATTCCTTCTGACATTACTTACTTACTTACTAATTCTTAGAAAAAAGAAAAGTATGTTATCAATGCTAATAATAAAAAGATTTCTACCTATTGCAACCTCAATAGGTTTAATTTTTTAATATTGGCGACGACCCAAGTATTTGTATTATTTTTTCTTTTTGACTAGAATCCAATTCAGGAAAAACAATATTAAATGTAATTATTAAATTTCCACCATTAATTCCAAGATTGGAAATTGTTTTGGTCTCACCGGGCTTAATCGATAAAATATTTACATTTAATATTTTATCATCAAGTGTATTAATTTGGAAATTTCCGCCACATAATGCTTCTACTAATAATAATGGTTGAGTATAATGTAAATCATTTCCATTACGTGTAAATCCTTTAGCTGATTGTTCGACATGCATAGTAATAATAATATCTCCTGGTAATAACCCAGGAGAACAATTACCTTGATTTGGTAGACGAAATTGTTCATTGTTTAAAACCCCTTTTTGAATATTAAATGTAAGAATGTCTGAGACTTCTGATATAATATAATCGTTCAGTAAACATGCACCAGTACCCGAACATATTTTACATTGTTGTTGAATCAATTGAGCCATTCCGTTTCCGATTTGCAATTGTTGCAAAAATACACCTTGCCCATTACATAAATTACATTTAGTCCATGTATTTTCTAAATTTGTTGTTACTATTCCTTTTGTTTTTTTATACATAATAACTTTTTTTGTAATTTTTAGTTTTTTTGTTGTTCCTAAAAAAGCATCCTTTAAGGTAAGACTTAGTGTAAATGTTGTATCTTGGTTTTTTCTTAAATTATTTTGCCAAAAAACATTTGGACTAGGTTGCGATTGGTTCTGTGCAGCATTTTTTAATCCTTCATGCCCACTAGTATTATATATTTTACGTTTTTGTGGATCTGCTAGTACCTCATATGCTTCTGATATTTTTTGAAATTGTTGGGTGTATTCATCTTTCAATTCTGTTGGTGCTTTGTCTGGATGATATTTCATTGCAAGTTTTCTAAAGTTTTTTTTAATTAGATCCTCGGTTGCATCAACTGGAATATCGAGTAACTTATAGTAATCATCCATTAATCGTTGTTACTAATTACTAACTGTTTTTTTAAGTTAAAATTAAGATTAGCATTTCTTCCTAGTCAATTAATTATTTTTTAATTCTCTTCAATATTTAAGATTTATGATTAACCCATTAGCGAATAATCGTGGCAATATTATTTTGCAAAATTGCGGAATAATTAATTTGATTAGTAATACTATTTTTGCTGAAAAATTACAAAAATGTATTGACACTGTCATAAAAAATAAAAATCAAATTTCAGCTACTAATTTCTATTATGGTAAGGAAGATGTTTTAGGAAATGACAAAATTGGAGAAAGCTTAGTTAAATTATCAGCCGATTATCTTGAAAAAAAATATGATATAGTACCCGATATATTTGGTAGTATCATTGTAAACTGTGGCTGTTGTGATAGAGAATTTGAAGTCGGACTCTTTGGTACATTCATTGAAAAAAATGAAAAAACATATATTATTGTAATAAATACTGAGTTACGAGATCTAAATACTATTATTAGATTTTACCAATTAGATAAATTTTTAGAAATGAAATTATATCAGGGTCGTATTGGTGGCATTCAGTCAAAAAAAAATATAAAAAAAATTAGACCTCCAGTCAATATTGAACCTGAACTTACGCCAATTACACTTTGAAAATAAATGAAGCTACAAAAGTGTAAGTGTAAGTGTAAGTGTAAGTGATGGCTCTTCCAATAGATTGTATTTATATCATAGGGACATATATAGATCATCCGAAAGATTGGTTCAATTTTAATATTTCTTCAAAAACAACTAATTTCATTGGAAAATCATTAGCCGAAAAAAAGAAAAAAGAGTTCAAACAAAAAGGATATGTCAAATTGAAATACACTAACATTAAGTTTGAACATAAAACTAAATGGATAAACATTATTAAGAAATGAGTTTTAATTGTTCTGATGTAATACAATTAATCGGATTATATATCGACAACCCAAAAACATTTTATAATTTTGCTCTGGTATGTAAAAAATTCGCGTTTGTTTGCAAATTAATAAGTGTCATAAAAATGAACCATTTTGCATTACCAGGTGGAAAAGATGATTTTTCAGAATGCAGTGCGGATACATATCGCTGGTATGTTTTACCAAACGGCAACTATCATGGACCATATCGATATCATTTTGATGGGGATGACTTTGAAACTATAAAAATGTATTGTAATGGTAGGTTATTTGATACTATTGTCAAAAAATATTACTGACTCTTTTTTTTGTCTCTGCTTTTTGGTAGTAATTTATGGAACAGTCAAATTGTATTAAAAATGCTACACCAGATCAATTAAAAAAGATCGGTGACAATATTACACAGGGTGTATTTATTGATATTAATTGTATTACTGATAATTTTTCTAAACTTCTTGATCAAAACTCTATTAAATACAAAAACGATTTTGGAAAAATAGTTATTGGTGACGTCAAACAAGAACAAGTAGAAAAAATATTAAAAAAAGTATTAAAATTTAATTCAGACGCACTGCCTGAACCAGTTGAAGGCGCGAGTAAAAGTATTTTGTCAACTTTATGGAAATATAAAAAATGGGTTCTCATTGTATTAATCGTACTCATTGCAGTAGGATATTTAGTTTACAAATTTAAGTTTCAGCGAACACATGAGATCGTTGAAGAAGGTGAGAGTACTAGCATAGGTTGGTTTCAAAAAATCAAAAAAATGTTTAAAAAAAATGAACCTACTCAGCAGAAAGGTGGAAGACCAGAAAGAAGTAGCCATCGTGAATTTGTCAAACGCCGCATTAAACGTCGTGTAGTCGAGCGAAGTAAACATTCTGAATCTAATTCTGAATCAATTTAAACAAAAAACCTTTATTTTGCGTTTTTTACGATATTTATTTATTTTTTTTTTCTTGGTGTATATTATACACTAATAATTGCATTATGTCTTCAGGTGGTTTAGTTCAACTAGTCGCAGTAGGTGCTCAAGATCAGTTTCTTACAGCTGATCCTGAAATTACCTTCTTCAAGTCTGTTTACAGACCCTACATTAACTTTGCTATTGAGTCTATTCAGCAAACTGTTTCAGGAAACCCTGACTTCGGAAAGTCAAGCACCGTTGAGGTAGATCGTAACGGCGATCTTATTACCAAGGTTCTCTTCGAGATTACTCTCCCCGAGGTTACCGTTGTTGGTAACGATCCTACCTTCCAATGGGTAGACAACGTTGGAAACATTCTTCTCAAGGATGTGTCAGTGGAGATCGGTGGACAGGAAATCGATAAACACTATGGTCAATGGTTCGTCATCTGGAATGAGCTTACTCTACCCGAGGAGAAGCGTGAAGGATACAACACCATGATTGGTCAGCAAAACGTTAACGTGAATGCAACTGATCCTACTGATCTTGTGTTCTCCTACAATGGCCTCCAGACCCCCAAGGCTACTCAACCCGAGACCAAGCTGTATGTTCCTCTATTCTTCTGGTTCTGCACTAACTCTGGCCTTGCTCTCCCTATCATTGCCCTACAATACCATCAGATCAAGATTAAGGTTAACTTCCGCCAATTCGATGACCTCCATATCAAGAAAGCTGCATCTGGCCCTGTTACCTTCGCTGGATCTAAGCCCCAACTAGTTGAGGCTGTCATGTACATTGATTACATCTACCTTGACAATGCTGAGCGCCGCAACTACGCTCAGAACCCTCACGAGTACTTAATTACTCAACTCCAGTTCACTGGTGAAGAGTCCATCTCTCAATCAAGCTTTAAGCCCCGCATTAACTTTAACCACCCTACCAAGGAGCTGGTTGTCGTAACCCAAGAGAATGCCGCAGTTGAGGCTAACGTGAACCAATGGTCCAACTTCGATACCTTCGCTGATCTCGGTGGACCGGCCCCCGGCAGCAACCCCGTGCTCACCATGCAACTGAACGTAAACGCTCGTCCTCGATTCTCTGAACGTGACGGACCTTACTTCAACTTGGTTCAGCCATACTTCCACCACTCTCGTATTCCCAAGAGCAAGGGAATCCTTGTGTACAGCTTTGCCCTCAACCCTGAGGCTCTTCAGCCACAAGGTACCATCAACTTCTCCCGTATTGATAACTCTGAACTCGTAATGAAGATGAGCAACATGGGATTGAATAATGCCGGTAAAGCTTTTATCTATGGGGTTTGTTAAAGAGCTCCAGTGGAGAATAAAATCTCTGCTAGTCGTAACTACTACGGCAATACATTCAGATTCAGGGAAACCCCTAAAATCATTAGTCCTAACCCAACACAGTAATGTGTTGGTGGCTACAGGGAAAACTTGTAGGTATAGGTACAATCTAATTGAATTGGGCAATCCTGAGCTAAGGCTCCAAACTTCATGTTTGGTGTAAAGTGCAACGACTATATGGATGTAGGCATCACTCTCGCAGTTGGTGCTTAAGATATAGTCTACTCCCATATGAAAATATGATTCATAACTGAGGGTTTGAAATCTTGTAGTCTTATTGGATTTCAGATTCGAATGTGAATGACAAGTAAAACACTTGTTGGTATAAAGGAAATTACAACTTATTAAGAATCGCATCAGGAATGGGAGGTCAACAGGCCTCAGTATCTACAAAATTAGATGCTAGTCGGAATTGTATCCGGCAATACGCTCAGATTCAGGGAACGGCCTTACAGCTTTTAGTCCTAAACTATTACAGTAATGTAATAGCGGCCATGGGGAAAATCCATGGGTATAGGTATAATCTAAAAGATTGGTCAATCCTGAGCCAAGCTTCTCAATGAGAAGAAGGTGCAACGACTATATGGGTGTAGGCGCAACTCTCGCAGTTGTTAGCTTAAGATATAGTCTAGTCCCACGGGAAACCGTGTTACATGGAGGACACAAATGTTATACAATAAATTAAGACATTTGAGTTCGAATCTGTAGGATCACAAGAGTGATCGGTACTTCGTTGGCATACGCTTCATAATCAGTTTACTGGTTACTGGTGTTTGCTATCCATTCCTTATTGCAGCGATGCTTAGTAAAAAAAAATAAAAATAAAAATTTCTTTTTTTTTTTAATTCAATGTTTCAAATTTCAATTTCTGAACCGAACTGCTTAATTTGATATAAAATATCTTTTAACTCAGTAATAATACCTTGTTTATTATTGACTATCCAAATACAGTCAATGTTTGTTGAATGATGATAAACTTCTTCACTACTAATATCTTCATTATTAAGACTTTGAATACTACTTAAATTATTGTCATCATTATCGATGTCTTCACATTCACATTCACTTTCGCAATAACTAATCAATAATTCTTTATTTAATATTTTTTTTTCTAATTCATAAGTAATGTATCATTTATCTTATGAACCTATTAAAAAACTATCAAACGCTAAACAATGCGGTGGGACTACTTTTAAACCAATAGGATTCTGGTATGCCAAAGGACGTGCATGGATCAAATTTGTTGAAAAAGAAATGCCTGAAAGAAAATGTTGTTATTTATACAAAGTTATTATTGATCCTAAATTAAAAATTTTAAAAATTAATACTCTTAAAAAATACCTCGATTTTGTCAAACAATACCCAGGATATGGTCCTTTCAAAGAAGATCGTACAAACGAAGAATACAAAAAAATTCTTCCTAACTGGAACGATATTTGCAAACAATATGACGGTTTCGAAATAATTATTCCAAATTTTAAAAAATTAAAAACGGAATATTTTGGAATGAGTATATTCGATATACCAAGTGGATGCATCTGGAGACCTGGCAAAACTAAATTAATACTAATTAAAAAATTATCTTAAAGATATCAAGCAAAATTTTCCTCCTACTCATGACATACCTTACAAACAGCTAATTGAAATTGGTTCTCAAGAACTTGGAGAATTTAGCTTTAATATCAAAGAGTGTTGCCAAAATACCCGTCAGTTCTTTGCAAAACGATCAAATAATTGAAACCCAAAATGATTAGTATTCTTTTTTTAATATCTAATTATAGGATATTCCCACATGACTTACAATTTGATGGGTTCTGCGTACCATACGCATTACAACCCACATTTGAATCATTTTCAAGTTTCCGTTTCCCCACAATTTTTTCCAATTCATTTAGTCTGTTGGACATAACATGTAGAAGATTATATGTTGCTTCTAAATGTGTAACTAATTCTTGACAATAATATCTGGCTAATGGTACACTTTTACTAAAGTTATTACGAGCAAGATGATCTTTTCTAGCACTTAGAAGCTTATCTATAACTTCTAAATTATAACTTACCGATTCCTTTTTTGTTTTCTCTTCTTCTTCTTTTTTTTGTTTTTCAAGTTCCGCAATTTTTAATTGCATTTTTGTAATTTCAGAAGAAATAGAATCCATTGCAAACGTGTTTACATTAATTAACATTAATTAAAAAAAACAAATAAGAGATTTAATTTTCAATTTCGTCGCCAAGCTCTACCCCAGTGTAATGTTCCTTCCCAATAATAAATGTATAAGGTTGCGACATTCCACGTATCAATACCCTCACTTTTTTTCCATAATGTTGCTTATAATACTCTACAACCGGTAACCTCTCTCGATACCTATAATAAATCCAATCCTTATGCCATAGCTCGCGGTCAAGTTTTTTAGAATACTTACATAACCATATTTCTTTCACAAATCCACCCGTATTCGGATCAAACGAATTCGGATGCGGTGGCGCTTTAGCCTTCTTTTTTGGTTCAAGTTTTGGTTCAGTCATGGTAACGGTAGTACATTATTACAGTATGTAATTTTTAAGCTTTAACTATTTCAATCTGGAAATATTGTTTCCTTAAAATTGAAAAAAAAGATTAAAGAAACTATTCTTTTTTTGTTTTCAAGTTAATTAAAAAGAGGAATGAAAACATTTAAAGGAACTGTTGTTGAAGGAGACAAAATTGGAAGAACAATAGGTTTTCCAACAGCAAATCTTGACACACAAAATCACAAACTTGATTCAGCAGGTGTTTATTGTGGATTTGTTACAGTTGATGACAATCGATATCGAGCAGTACTATGTGTAAATTGGCAAAATAACATTGAAGTACACATTCTTGATGGATTTAAGAATGATATTTATGGCAAAACTGTAGACGTTGAGGTTATTAAGTTCATGCGAACTATGCAACGTATCAATGATATGACTCTTTTGAAAACTATTATTTCAAATGATGTTGCCCAGGCACAAGTTATTTTGGCATAAGGGATTTTTTATTTTTTAAAAATGCGAATACCCCTCTTGAGCAGGCAATGGCAATAATTCCAACCATTACACCAATTTCAATAGTATTTAATTTTTTTTGCGATATATTAATTCCTATTGATTCAACTACTCTTTTATTAAATGGTTCAAGATTAGGATTACCAGAAAGTTTTTCTTCCCAAATGGTAAGGATACATTTACCTTTAAAAATTATCCAATGAATTAATGTTGCAATAATAAATAGCATGTATCCGATTAGCTTACTACTGTGTAATAAAATTGCACCAAAAATAATAAAAAGTAACAGAATGAAATGGATAAATCGTATTATTGTTACTAATAGCATTTACTAAATTAGTTGAAAATAATCTTAATATTAATTCTATTTCTTTTTGGCAAGTTGGAATCAAAATGTCAAATTATCTTTTGGTAACGATGTCATTTTTATAATGGTTTAGGTGATAAATGTACTTCTTTATTTTTCAAATAAAAATATAAACTTTGTATAGTAAGAGTAATGTATCTCGTTCATGGAACACGGTTGGATTTTGCAAAAAAAATAATAAAAGATGGTGCTTTAAAACCTGCAAAAGATACGGGTAATATTGGTCAAGGGGAAGGTATATATGAACCTTCCATGCAATCTTTTATTTTCTTTAATACTACACATAATTTATTTGAAAAACGAATATTTGATAAAGTATTATTTTATTTTAAATCTGATTTTTTAATCAATAAATCATTTTATACCGCAAAAATGCATTCAGGTAATCCTGCTGGACTTAATAAAGATAAAAAAAAGTATCCAAAAAATACAAAACAGTACGAAAGAGTACTAAAAAATTTATATACCCAAAGTATTAAACGTTTGCCTGGGGGTAAATATTTCTTTGTTAGTCAACAAGTTGCTATTAAAAATAAATTATCTGGGACAAATTTTAAAAAAAATATAGTCGGTATTCAATTTAACAACATGCAGCCATCCAAAACTTTACTTAACTATATCAAAAAAGAATATCCAAACGTATTGGTTGATATTAGATTCGTGGATCTTAAAGATATCTGATCAGTACAATAATACCTGCAAGTAATGTCGAGTGGTTGTGTACAAACACTATTGCTCACTACTAGTAATTGTATTATGTGGACGATAAATTCTATTTCTTTTTGGCAAGTTGGAATCAAAATGTCAAATTATCCACTTTTTGCAAATTGGATTGGTATTGTCCCATATCTTTTTATAATTCCATTCATTTTCTTCGACAAATCACCCAAGTCATGGAAAAAACATTGTTTATATATACTCTGCGCATTATTTAGTACATCAGACTCTGTTCTTGAAATTCTCGCTGACAGTAGCACCGGTGGCGTAGTGCAAGCAATATGTGCCACGGCTATTCCAATACCATTAACAGGTATTCTTACCTGGATTGTTTTCAAACGTCGCCCAACATTATTCGAAACTATTGGCAGCTTAATTGTCATTGGTGCATCTGCGTTACTCATTTTCGAAAGTGAAGGAATTTATGTCGATTGGTGGATAACTGGATACATCACTGGACTAATGTTTGGATGCGTTAGCTCAATTATATGGGAATACATGTTTATTGAATACACTGCTAATGTTTTCCATTTGTTGGCGTGGACAACTTTGTATTCACTACCATTCTATTTCTTATCAATATTTATTGACGGATCGCAAACATTCAGTAAAGAATCTAATGGTTTTAAGTGTCTCTTTGGTACTCACGCCCCAATTGGCTGCTTATCAAACGCATGGATTCCAGCTACAATTTATTCATTGTCATCACTCGCTTCAGATATTATTCAAATGTATTTCGTCAAACAAGATTCCGCATTTTTTCTCATTATGGCTGACACACTAACGACACCATTGACTGCAATTATTATGTCGTTTACTTGGCTTTTTGGCAACGCTGCTGAACCTCTCACTTGGTACTCAACCATTTCATGTATTCTTGTCGTACTTGGAATCATTGTTTACAAAATTGGCGACAAACTTTGTAAACGTAAAATGGATCCATTATCTGAATAATAATTATTTCTTAACATTAATTATTATGAGTAAAGAGTTTGAAGCTAAATTTTTAGATATTAATGTTAGCGAAATGAAAAAAAAACTAAAATTACTTGGTGCAAAACCTGTTCATCCAAGAAAAAAATATGTACGTTCAGTTTATCATAGGTGTGCAGGTAGTGGTTTTGCACGAGTTAGACGTGAAGATAAAGGTGTTACCATGACTGTTAAAACTTATGATGACCCAAAATTCCCCCATGAATTTGAAGTAAGTATTAATGAAGATTTTGATACTGCTGTTAAATTTATGAATGCGTTAGGTATTAAACAAAAAGCATTTCAAGAATCATATCGTGAAAAATGGAAACACCCACTTGTTAATGAAGTTACATTTGATAATATTCCAGGTATTCCAACATATATGGAAGTTGAAGCTGAAACAGAAGAAAAAATGAATCAAATGATCGATATGCTTAAACTAGATAAAAGTAAAATGAGATTTGGCAGTTTCGATCGTACATATGAAGAATATTATGGAATTCCTCGCAATGTACTTAATGATGAAACTCCTAGTTTGACTTTTGCAAAAATCACTAGCGAAATTAAACCAACAAAAAATCAAAAATTACTTCTAGAAGTTGCTGCAGCACAAAAAAAAATGGGTCTAATTACTGGTGGTAACGTTAAAAAACGTGCTGTCAAAAAACGTGCTGTCAAAAAACGTGCTGTCAGAAAGTAAGAAATAATGTCTACTCTGGTTTACCTTCATTTTATTTTTTTAACTAAATAAATATTAGTATTAATAATGTATCTAACACATAATACGAGACTAGAATACTTGAAAAGTATCCTTAACGATGGTGAACTAAAATCTGCTTCCAAATCTAGAAACTTACATGAAGGAGAAGGCGTATATAAACCTTACCAGCAGCATTTTGTATTCTTTTCTACCACACCCAATCTTTTTGATCCAGAAATAGCTACAACAGTAACATTGTATTTTAATTTACCTCAGCGAAAAAGAACAATGTACATAGCTAATGTACATGCAGCTAATCCAACAAAATTAGCTGAATGGAGAACCCTAAAGGGAATGAAATATCTGAGAAAAATTCCGGCCAATGTATCTGATGTTGAAAGACAAAAACAGTTAATGGATCTGTATAAAAATAGTATAAATTCCCCCCTTAAAGGTAAATTCTTTTACGCATTCCACCAAGTTGCTATTAAAAATAATTTTAGTCTTAAAAATCTTGCAGCAATTTCATTTTATACTTCAGATAAACATGTATATAAGTTAATTGAAAAAATTAAAACAGAATATCCTAATATACAAATTAAATTACAATTTTAAAGTGCAAAATCAATTCCAGCATTAGGATGTAATTTGTTTTCAATATGGTTAAACTCACGTTTTCCAACTGTCATACAATTGTCTCCATAAACTGTATTCAAATATCTCATCGGTCGAACAGGTATAAATGAATTTGTCGGTCCAAATGGTACATTAATAACTTCGCATATTTCTTCGTACAGAAAGTAATCTCGTGGCCAAGCTGTTCGCGATACTTCACTGGCAAGAATCCAAATTGTTACATTGTTTTCAACTAATTGTCGGCAAATATCTTTTAAACTATTATGATGGTATGATATTACAGATTTATATCCAAAAATATCGATACCAACTTTACTAGTTTTATGTTTTAACTTTAATCCATGCTCACTAACTCTAACTGAATAATTTGAATCTTCAGCCAATTTTTTTTTGACTAGATGGATATCATATACATTGATTCCAATATCAATATCGTCATCCCAAGGAATAATACCTGGGGTATATTTTTTCCCCTGCGATTGCAAAATTGTTCCCCTAACTTGCCCTAATAAACTTCCTCCAACTAACCAATACTTAATATTTGATTGTACTAATACTTTATGTATATACTCTAAATCATTATATAATTCAGTGTGAACTATTTGTAAACTACTACTTTCACTTTCGTTTTCCATTCAATTGTAATTGGAATCAAAAAAAATAAAAATATTAGACGCAAAACTTTTTATTCTCTCCCACTTTTGAATACACTACTGCAAACATATCGTATAGCAATATATGCAGCTGCGACTGCCAATCCTTCCTTCACAATATGCTGCGAATCTTTGTCAAACATGGCAGTACCTAGTGCCTCAACAGAATATCCTAAACCCATTTCGACTAATTTATTTTGAAAAAAGCATGTAAACACTTACTCTGAGTTCTTTTTTTTCAACTTTGACTAATAAAGTTTTTAAATTCAGATAGCCAAATGGCTTCTATAAAATGATAAAGTTTTTTAAATGTTCCTTGTGAATCTTTTGGTCGTCTATCATTTTTATCTTTTGCAGAAGAACATGTACCAATATCAATTGGCACACATTCCTGTTTTTCAAGATCGAAGAGATACCATATTTTAACTGGCTGATGATTAAACTCACCTGCAATATGAAATATGTAATCACATTGCTGCCAAATACTTTTCCAAATTGTTAAATGTAGATTTACTATTTGCTGACAATAATGAGGCGAGATGTCTCCACAATATTTACTAAAATTTGTAAGTAGCTTATTTTTATATTCACGGCGCCATTCTAGCATTAAATAAGAATCATTCCAACGCGGACTTTCTTTGTATTGATACCAAAAGTTTTTTGGCTCTTTTTTTAATGCAGAATGTAAAATGTTATAATCCATTAATGTAATTAAAGTTAAAAATTAATTTGGTTCAAATATTTTCATTGCTTCACTAATTGTTTTTTTCTTAATTAATTTGCCATGATGGGAATTATGTTCAACTAAGGTACGTTTAATCGTTTTAAGAAGATTTATTATATCATTTTTTATATTGTCTTTACCTTTTGGAAAATATTTATTATAATAGTTTTCAAAAATTTTATGCATTAATGCGCAATCTGTACAACCATCGATTCCATAATTATTGTCGAATATTTTGTAATTAGAATGAAATCCAAACAATCGAGAAACATTATTATAATAAAATAATCTTTCTTCATAATTTAAAACATCAATTTCAGCTATTTTCGAATATTCACTAGTAACAAACCGAGTTTCGGCTGAACCCATCCCTGGAAACGCTTGCAAATATATTTGATATTGTTGGTAATATTTAAATTTATTTTTGCTGTAATCATTTAAAAAATCAATACCATTTTTTTTTGCTAAATCAAAATCATCCTGGCGAAAATCAGGTTTCCGCAAATATTCGTTAAAAATTTTTTTATCTTCAGGGTTAAAAAATGGACATCTGAATTTTAGCATGACCGATTTTGGTTGCATTATATTAATCCAATTATATTGCATCGCAGAATTCCATAAAATATCTAGATCACTTGGAGACTCTTCGCCAAATGTTGTTTCCGTTTTGGATTCCTCTGAATGAATATTAGTACGGATGTCAGAACAAAAAACGAACGAATCTAAATTACTAAAGAATTCCGCTAATTTATTAGTAAATAAATCTTCAATAATATAATATTTATAATCAGTGTCTGCAATAAAATCAATATAATTAGTTAAATAATCTTTATCATCAATTTTTTTTAAAAAATTATCACTAATTGATTTAACTTGGTCAGTATCACGGTTTAGTAATGTAACACTGGTTCCATCGAACATTTGAATATGTCGGTCCTTAACTTTAAATCTATTACCTTCAGAACATTTAAAATAAACAGTTTCTTTTAATTTATCGGATGAATAATGGGTTTTATGCTCAGGATAAAAAATCCAATGCTCATTTGGATCAATCATGATTATTTTTAAATTTGGAAACATTTTTGATAGATAACTAGCATGATGGCATGGCGAAGAACCCGCATATACCATAATCATATTATCATCTCTTTTGGGATAATGCTCTGTCAAAAATTCAAGTTCACCCAAAAATAATTTTAACTGACCAACATGTATTAATGGTTTTTTTAATTCATAATTTCCAACCCTATGATATTTAAGACGATCAGGTATCTCATCAAAATTTTTAATTAATTTTGGAGGACCACTTTTATTTAAAAATAACTCTACAGCTTTCCTCAATTCAGCTGAAATACCACCACCTAACTGGTTTGCAATATTAGAATTTTGAGGATTTTGTAGAATATATGTTAGCACAAATCCACATAATCCAGCAATTGTAGCTATACTAAAGTCACTCATTCGATTAGTAATATATTTAGTAGATAAAAAACAAAAAGTTAGATTTCAATATTGTAAACACCTTGGTAAAGTTTATCATTCATACATTCTGAATAAAAATCTATCGGATTTTCAATATACTTAGTAATACTAACTGGAACCTCACCATATCCAGCTGTATCAATACTAATTTTACAAATTAATTCATTATAATATTTAATATATGTTTCCGTTGAACGATATCCAGTAATAGTGTAAGCAATGTCTCCAAATTTCATTTGTTCGGATAATTTTTTTAATGACTCAAGGTCTCCATTCACGTAAACAAATGCTTTCGCCCGTTCTCCATAATACCGATACCATTTTAATGTTTTATTCTGATAACAACTTCTAGCTACTTGGGACATTTTTCTATTACATAATGCAAATGCGATAAATGTATTTGGATCATCAATTTGACGGCAAATTAATACATAACAATCGTATGTCAACATTTTTTGCAAATTAATAAAAAATGTTGACATTTAAACTTTTTTTTTCAATTAATTTTTTTGACATTTTAATTTAACTAAATGAATAATTCTGAAGCGACTAAATTAGTACAAACTATATTTCCTTATATTACAAAAATATTCTCTCTAAATGGCTCTCTTTATTTTGAAGGAAAATCTGGCAATGATCGCATACTTGTATCAAAAAAAGATAATCAATGGATATTAACAATAAATGAAATATGTTTTATTACAGCACAAGGTGAAAAAACACCTGAAGAAATTACTATTGCTATGTTGTGTATTGCTAATGGAGAAACAGTTGAACCAAACAATGTTAATTAATTAATTAATTAAATGTATTCAGATCTTCGTGTACTTAATAACTCTAATGGTTTGTAAGTGTGGTGAGCTTCTGGCTAAATGTTTTTAAAAATTAATTGCAAAACGGCACGATAAAAACGTTCAACGGTGTCTCATTTTTCAATTTGATTATTAAAATGGTAGGGGTAATTTAAATAACGCAGTACACACAAAGATGAGTAGTTTTATTAAATTAGTGTCTAACATGTGGAATCGCAAATTATTTAGTATTCCACGAACAAATTATAATATTTCCAATAGTGATGCTATTCTGAGTACAACAATGATAGTTGGGTCATATCTGATTATTATGTATATATCAAAAAACGAGCAAGAATTAGCCCTCAAATCACGTGAATATGTTTAATTTTTTTTATTACGTTAAATTAAGATGTCGAAAAAAACACAAAAGATCGAAGTTAATCAACTCGAAGTTGATCAATTAGCAACTTTATGGTGCAATACTAACATTCATCAAGGATTAAATGTTAATGGTAATACATCATTACATAAAACTATAGTCAATGGGGATCTAGAAGTTACAGGTTGTATTATTGCTCAAGCTGATCTCATGCCACAAACTGTCGCAGAACAACGCCGACTTGAAGCATATCGCCGACGAGTACAAATGGCCACTGCTCAATATCAATTGCCACTACCTGTTCATGTAAATAATGGTGACGAAACATTATATTCAAACAGGATCGCATGTTTTCATAAAGGATTACCGCATGATGCCAATGGCATTGTCAATGCTGCCGCATATTCTATTTTCTTGGATGCTATAGTTGATCCAGCTAAATTCGATAATATTCCCCGTGGAGGAACTCAAAAATTAATTAATCCTCTCGCAGGTGTTGCATACGATACTGAAGGAGCAGATTCACATTCAATTGCGTTGCCACCAGCACCAACATTAGCCAGTGCCGAACATGCTGGTGAAATGGTTGAATTGTATTGGATGGCATTACTTCGTGATGTAAAATTTTCCGATTACCCAACGGATCCAACTGTTGCCCAAGCTGTAGCAGATCTGAATAATATGACCGACTATCGTGGTCCTCGAGATGGTGGGCTTGTTACTCCTCAAACATTATTTCGGGGGACTGCATTAGGATGTACTGTAGGTCCATACCTTTCTCAATTCTTTTACAAAGATTGCCGTTTCGGTGCAAATGTTATTGAACAAAAAATTAAAGTTCCAATTGCGGGTACTGATTTTATAACTGATTGGCCAACGTTTCTGTCTATTGAAAATGGAGTTCCACCTCTTAATTCAATTACTCTCCAACCTGATGCAAGATATATGATTACTGGCCGTGATCTTTCACATTGGGTGCATATTGATGTTTTGTTCCAAGCATATTTCCACGCGGGATTAATTCTACATAATATTGGTTGCCCTGTTAATGTCGGTAATCCATATAAAACAGGCCATCTAAATCAAACTGGGTTTGGTACATTTGGTCCCCCATACTTTGCAACTATTCTCTGCGAAGTGGCAACACGTGCGCTTAAATGTGTTTGGCATAAGAAATGGTTTGTTCACCGTCGTCTTCGCCCTGAAGCATATGGTGGCCTCGTAGAGAAAACTTTGAATGGACAAGTTGGCGCACCACTTCACCCAGATCTTCTCAATTCTCAAGCTCTGGAAGAAACATTTGCTAAATATAATAACTACCTGTTGCCCCAAGCGTTTCCAGAAGGATCACCATTGCATCCTAGTTATGGTGCAGGACATGCTACTGTGGCAGGTGCATGTGTTACTGTACTTAAAGCTCTCTTTGATACTGATAACTTTAATATCCCAAGTCCTGTCCAACCAGATGCAACTGGGGCCAACCTTGTTGCATATCCTGGAACATTAACTGCTACAGGTGAACTCCATAAAATTGCCTACAATGTTGCACTCGGTCGCGATTTTGGAGGCGTACATTGGAGATCTGACGGCGACCTTTCTCTTGGTGAAGAAATTGCTATTAGTGTTCTTAAAGATCAAAAATATACTCATCATATCGCTGAAGGTAATGGTAGCTGCACATTTACTAAATTTAATGGCACTGTTGTTACCATTTAACATCCAAATTGAAAATTTCACTCTGTTAGTATTTAAAGATATTTAGAAAATACACTATCATAAATTAGTATTTATGTCGAGCAAATCAAAAACTGTCGCTAAGACAACACCTCAAACAAAAACTGTACCAAAGAAAGTTGCTAAAACCAAGGCTGTAAAGAAAGAACCCGAAGTTGTAGTTGAACCTAAAGTTGAACCTAAAGTTGAACCTAAAGTTGAACCTAAAGTTGAACCTAAAGTTGAACCTAAAGTTGAACCTAAAGTTGAACCTAAAGTTGAACCTAAAGTTGAAAGTGAAGCAAGTGGTGAGGCAAGTGGAGAGGCAAGTGGTGAGGCAAGTGGAGGAGAAGGAGAGGAACCAGTGGCTAAAGCAAAGACACGTAAGACCAAAACTGTCAAAAAAGCTGCTAAAGGAGATAAGCCAAAGCGCAAACCTAATGCTTATATGCTATTCGCAAATGCCAAGCGTAATGAAGTTTGGGATGAGATGAAGAAGAATGATCCTGATACGAAGGTTACAGCTGTTGGTGCTAAACTTGGCGAATTGTGGCGTGCTGAAAAAGAAAAGAATACTACTTTGTATCAAAACTATACGAAACATGCTGCTGGTCAGTAAATTTTCCATTAATGTTTTTTTTTGTCATAAAAAAATTAAGGGCTACAATTACACCTATTACCAGGAGCACATGATAATAATTTACCAACTACATGTAATGTAGTATTTTCAGTTATTTTAATAGTATTATCGTCATTGTATATTTTGCCTGCATACACAATATTAAATATATTAGTATTTGAGTATCCTTCCCGATCAGATATCCATTGTTTTATTTCCAAAATTGTTGTCTTTTCTGTCACTTCCATAGCGAGTGTTTTGTAATTTAATTTAATAAAGATTTGCATTTACTTTACTTTACTTTACCAGGTATGTCAAACAAAAAAATAATCAATTGGGTACAATTCTTTTATCGACCTGCTTGTCCAGTCAAACCGCGTGACATCATACCGCCAGTATCAAGAATTTCTCGCACACGGCTATCTGTCAGTGTACCATTACGCTGGGATTCCATAATGCGAGCAAATGCAATTGGACTGACTTCACCACCAATAATCTTTTCAAAATCAGCAATTCGTTTACCCTGTCCTGAGGCAACTACTCCGGCAGCACTTTTTACTTTTTTGACAACATCGTCTGAAACAGCATTACCAAAATGCTCGAATTTAATAACTGGTTTTCCAGCATCACTTAGATTTTTTAATTCTAAGGCATACTTTTTTAATTCTTCTGGTCCAATTTTTGGATTACCAAAAGCCTCCTGACATCCCTTCCCAATTAAAATTACTATCAAAAGTACACACATAGCGCCTAAAATAATAGTTGTATTAATTGACATTCTCTTGTTAGTATTAATATTTGATTAGAAAATAATGTACAAAATATTTGTTAAGTAAAACGAATCTTTTTCCACTAGTATCGCCCAAATGTAGACAGGTTGTCTCCTGAATGTAGACAGATCGTTTTCATTAGTGTCGCTCCATTAAACGTTTTTAGTAAATTCTAATTGGAAATATATTTTTCGAACATTATAATTACATACCGGTAATGCTTTTTATTTTTCGATTTATCCACTCTTTTTGATATGTTTCATTATAAAAAACATATATTTATCAAGTTTATACTTAAACATATTTTTAATATACAATATATATA